TCAGGTCGGGGATCAGGTCTGGGCTCAGGTCAGGGATCAGGTCTGGGATCAGGTCTGGGCTCAGGTCAGGGATCAGGTCTGGGCTCAGGTCAGGGATCAGGTCGGGGATGAGGTCTGGGCTCAAAAATTAGAATACCAATACACGGCTCAATACGGTAGCATTACTGATTATGGATGGGTGTCTTTCTATGATTTTTTCACGCAGATCGGCATTATTAACCATGAAGGGTTTAATCACTTTAAAGATCTTATCGGCTCAGGGATTTATGACATGATACAGCTTAATGGTTTCTGTATCGTAAGCGATCTTCCTAGAAAAATTGTCCGAAATAATTCCGGTCGACTCCACAATCCTACGGGTCCAGCCATTGAATTTGCTGATGGCTACAAGCAATACTATATTAATGGCCGAGCGCTTCCATCCTGGATCTGGGAGAAAGCTGCTGCAGGATTAATTACAAAAGAGCTGTTTATTAAAGAGCCAAATAGTGAGATAAAAGGTGGCATTTACGAGGTAATGGGGCAAAAAAGAATGATGGATTTGTTAGGCGCAAAAGAAGTGGATACGCGACAGATTATCCATACTAATGGAGATATTGAGACAGTAACACTTCTAAAAACCAAAGAACGATTTCAGGAGATAGACAATCAACCATTCGCATGGGTAAAAATGGTTTGCCCTTCCACTGGATCTCAGTATCTTCAAGGTGTAGAACCTCATCATAAAAATGCATTGGAAGCCATTGCCAGTCTATCTCCTTTTAGTCCAGAAGAGTATTCTTTCGACATGAGAAGCTAGAGTTATTAACAAGTTAATTTATAAATTTTAAACTAAAAAAATGAAAAGAATTAAATTCCATCAAGGGGATGTAATTGGAAATCAAATTGCTGAGATTCCTTCTAGTGCCGTAAAAGTCCGTAATCGACCTATTGCCTTTGGCGAACATTCGGGGCATCAGCACGTTCTTACAGGGGACGTAGAGATGTTTGAGTTCGAAGGGCGGTTAATTGCATCAGTTGGCAAAGACGGAGCTCGTCTTCAGCACTGTCACGAAAGTAATTTCACAGATAAATGCTGGACTACAACTGAAGAAATTGCTGTGGCAGATCATGCATCTCATTTGCTTCCTCCGGGCAACTATGAATTTTTCATACAAAATGCCTACAATCCTTACTCCAAGTTAATGGAAAGAGTAATCGATTAACTTTAAAAAAGGAGGGCAAATGTCTCTCCTTTTTTTTAAAAATGTTATGCATAATCTAAATTGTTTTTAATAATGAGTGCTCCAGTTAAACCCACTTGCCCAGATATAGATAAAATTATAAAATGTCTCAGATCGGCAATAAAAGTATGCCAAAATGGGGAAAAGGAATTTAAAGGTGAAGCGGCATTCGACTACTTCTGGGAAGTACTATACGAGATAGAAGACTTGGAAGACGCCTTAGAAAAACTTAGATCTGATAATTCAAGTCTAAGGGCATGGGGTTATGAACTTGAACAGCAATTGAAAGAGTTGAACGCTCAATCTTTATAAAAATAAATTTGGTTGCAATTATCATTACTAGTATCTTAGTCCTCCAATATGTTATCCATCCAATTAAAAGTGCTACAATGCTAAATCATTTCACATAATTATATGCCTTATATTGTCTGGTCGCAATACAAAGGTTCTAAAGAATATCGGAGTTAAACGCCCGAGAAACTTAAGCTCCCCCGTCGACCAGCGGGGGACTTTCGTTTTTGTACCTTATCCTACGAGTTTAAATAATCCCCTTGATCAAAACAAGAATGGCAAAAAGATTTACCGATACCGAGAAATGGAAAGACCCTTGGTATATATCATTGAATAACGATTATAGAATCATTTGGCAATGGTTGATAGATAATTGTTCCCACGCAGGGTTCTGTAAAAGGAACATGAGCTTGTTGAATTTAATGTGCCGTGTAAATGTATCCGAAAATGATTTGTTGGAAAAAATGGAAAATAGGGTGTTAATTGTTGGAAATGATTGGTTTATCCCAAAGTTTATAAAATTTCAATATTCAACCTTAAACAGTGGTAAACCAGCTATTTTGGGTGTTGTAAAAGAACTTTTTTATAAGAATTGTACTAGTATGATTCCTGAATCATTTGGTAATGATTATCTAATAATTAGCAAATCATTTGATAATCATAAGAGAACTATTAAGGATAAGGATAAGGATAAGGATAAGGATAAGGATAAGGATAGAGTTAAAGAGGCAGAAAAACCTAAAGATGTAGAACCCGTCGCTTTACCTACCCTAGGCTCAGAATTCGTAAAAAATATAGCCAAAGAAGTTTGGGAAGATAAAATTTGGGCTGAAAGTATTTGTATGGGCCAAACTTTAAGTTCCGATGATTTAATGCGCTGGATGGCCCAATTTAATTCTAGTATCTGCAACGACAATGTACCTGGATTTGGAGCAAAAGCATATAAAAAAATGTTTTTAGGATGGCTAAGTTCTCAACGAGGAAAAGGATATGTTTTACCGCCTAAAGCAACTAATGGACAACAATCACAATTAAGAACTCTAAAAGACTAAAATGAATTTTGAAAAGGATATTCACTACAGCGTAGACTTGGAAGCGGCTATTCTGGGAGCTTGTCTACTTGAAGCTGACGCATTTGGTAGGACTTATGGAATAGTCGAGATGGAAAGTTTTTATTTTGAAGGTAGTAAAACTGTATATCGCGCTCTTGCAGAAATGTTTAATAACGGTGTCCCAATAGATATTTTCACAGTTCAAGACTATTTGATTAATGTTCTTGGACATAGGGAGATTTCAGGATCTCTAACACCGTATTATGTTGTTAAATTAACCAACGCTGTTGTCTCTAGTGCTCATTTAGAGTATCACTGTCATGTTGTTAAACGCATGTGGATGGAGCGTGAATTGATTGGCCTTACGCATGGAGGGATCAAACTTGAGGGAATGGTTAAAGAGCAGATATATCAACTAAGCGAAGCAATCCAAAGAATCAATTCAGGTACTTATACCAAGGATTGGCAGGATATGAGCGAATTGATATACAACCTCATGAAGCACCAAGAGGAGATGGTTAAAACAGGGGGTAAAGGAATACCTACGGGTATAGAAGCGTTAGATAGGGAAAATGGAGGTTTTTTTGGAGGCCAATTGGTAGTAATAGGTGCACGCCCATCTGTAGGGAAAAGCGCTTTTATGGGTCAAATGGCAATAGCTATGGCAAAGAAGGGGCATACTGTTGGAATCATATCTCTTGAGATGAATAACAACGAAATTGCGGCTAGGCTTTCTTCCTTAGAAAGCAATGATGACTTCAGAACTATTTTCAGAGGACTATACAGAGACCAAGACCATCAAACAAATTGGTATGATAAGATGAGAAGCATTATCAATTTGCCAATTTTTGTAAGCGATAAGACAAAGGTTAATACAGCAGAAATAAGAGCAAAGGCAATGAAGTTACGTCACGAACACGGGCTAAGTTGCATTATGGTGGATTATCTTCAATTAGTAAGCACCGAAGAGGGAAACCGAAATAGGACAAGGGAAAATGAAGTAAGTCAAATAAGCCGCATGTGCAAATTATTGGCTAAAGACTTAAATATTCCGGTCATTGTACTTTGCCAATTGAATAGGGCTAGTACACAACGGACAGGAGCAAACAGATTTCCGCAATTATCTGATTTAAGGGAATCGGGAAGTATTGAGCAAGATGCAGATGTGGTAATGTTTATACATAGAGATTGGATGCTTGGAGAAGGCTACTTAGTAGATGAGAAAGGAGAGTCAACAGAAAATAAGGCCGATCTTATTGTTAGAAAATGGAGAAATGGTGCTTCAAATGTCCACGTTCATTTGGAGTTTAACGCCCCTAAAATGATGTTTGTATTCCAAAATGGAAGAACCGATCAGTGGAAGCCAGAAACAACTAATTATAATGACGATAATCCTTTTTAATTATGAACTATATGATTGTCCCAGGGCTGAAAGGAAAAGGATTACTTGGTTTGCATAATAAAATGTCCGATATAAAGGAAATTATATTTCAAATTGTGTTAGAACATTTTGGAATAAGTGAAGAATCCATTTTAAGTAAACGACGCTTTAGAAGAATAGTATATCCAAGACAAGTATGTATGTATCTTCTTTATAAGAATACCAATCTTACTCTTGTTGATATAGGAACAATATTTTCATCAAAAGATCATACCACAGTTATTCATGCCAAGAAAACAATCTCAGATCAAATGCAAGTAGATAGAGAGGTTAAGGACGACATAATAATTCTCAATAATAAAATTTCTAAATACGTAGACTAAGATTACTATTACATAACATACTATTTAATCCCAAAGATTATCCCATTTTTTAAATAAAAAAATATGTCAGAGTTTAATGACTTCTTTAAAGAAAGTAAATCTTTCGATGAACTTTCGAAATTAGTATCCGTCCATAGAAAATCAATGGAAGCTGCGGATGATTTAATTGCATTTCAAAAGACAACAATTGAAAATCTTCAAAAAAAAACATCTAATCAATCTGTAGATAAAAAGGGAAAAGAAATAGCACTTGAAGCCGCTCTAAGAATATCTAGCGGCCAAACTACTGGAGACGAATTAGTAGACATCGCCGAGCAAATCTATAACTGGTTAATTAAAGAATAAAGAAATGAAATATTTACTTTCTATAGTTTTAATTTTGACTGCATTTACTGGATATTCCCAAGACAAAGACCCATTGCACCTGCTTGACTCTACAAAAGGAAGTGCTACATTTGACAGTGTTTACCACGATGTAAAGTGGGCAATCTCAGCATTGGCAGATGGATTAAAAACAACAGCAGATCATTTATATTCTGTTTTAGTCTATCAGCAAAGAATTAAATCGATATGCTGTCTATTTGTGCTCTTAGCTACCGGATTCTGTATTTACAAATGTGTAAGGGTATTTAGAAAAGGGAAGTTAAATGATGATTATGATAACCTTACAAAAAGAGGGATAGCATGTATACTTTGGGCCGGTATCTCTGGGATAGGATTTATAATCGTTTTGTCTACTTTTAATGTTATGCTCACTGGGTTTCTTAATCCTGAATATGGAGCATTAAAAGAAATTATGGATTTTGTAAAGCAATAGATTATGGAATGGAAAGATAAAATGATTTGGGTAATAGAATCTACTTTAAATGAAGGCCGAGAAGATATTAATCCTTTTAAAGTGATAATTATAGATTCTCATAATGTTGAACTGAATTACAAGGAATTTTATGAGGAAGAAACGATAACTTCTAAATGGGAATATTTACATGATTTAGAATCTCATTGGCGCATGGTTGCCGAAGAAATTGTAAAACAAGTCTTTCTAAATCGCTTCAGAGCTAAACTTAAAGTGGTATAAAAACGCCGACCTATAAAAGTCGGCGGAATTCTAACCTTTTAAAATCTAAAAATTGTTAGGTGCGTGCAGAAACCAAAGTGCTAAACAAGTCGGAACAGATGTAACGGGTAGGGCTTGTGGCTGGGAGAAAAAGGCCTGTGGGATATACTTCCACAATAGAGTTGGCGGTTACGGGGCCAAATGCTGTGCCAAATACAACTGCTGGAGAAAGAGCGATTACCCTAGTACCAGCGACTGCTAAGTTTTGGTATGAAGGATTTGCAAAACCATTACCTTTAAGCTGATACCCACCGTTTTTTGCATCGAAAACGCCTACTTGTCCGTAGGCTGTGAAAGAAAAAGCTGAATTTGCCATTTTGATTAATTTTTTCGTTTTTTAATAATATTGATATACTTGGCGGATTAAATATAATAATTTTAACTTAAATGGAGCCCAAACAATTAGATAGAGTTACCTTAATACTGTGTGATACAGTTAATTATGGTCAGGCTATATTGTCCATGACTAAGACGTTAACTCAAATTTTGCCAGTTCGGTCTATTTTTTTTACTGATATTGATCTTCCTGTTTTTGATGATAGAGTAGAAGTTATTAAAATACCCTCCATTAAGTCAAAAGAAGAGTATTCTAACTTCATTGTTAAGGAGTTGTATAAATACATTGAAACTGATTTTGTTCTTATTACGCAGTGGGATGCCACCGTACTTAATGGTCAATCTTGGAAAGATGAATACTACGACTATGATATGATTGGAGCCCCTTGGCTATACCAAGATGGCCGAAATGTAGGCAATGGAGGGGGATCACTCAGAAGTAAGCGGTTGATGACTATTTTGGGAACAGATCCTTTTATTGAAATTAGTCATCCAGAAGATGAGATTTTGGGACGGCTATATAGAGGATATTTAGAAAAAACGTATGGAATTAAATTCCCTTCCGAAGAACTAGCAGATAGCTTTTCCTATGAATTGAGGGCTCCCACACAAGAAACGTTCATGCATCATTCCTTTTTTCACAAACCGTTTAAAGGAGTTGTTGTAGTCCGCCGAACTGGCGCGATGGGGGATGTGATTATGGTTGAACCCGTTCTGGAACACTTCCATAAACAAGGCTTTAGGGTTGTATTAGAAACAATGCCACAATTCTATAATCTTTTTGCCAATCATTATTTCAAAATTCACCATCCAGAAGAATTAGATACCAGAGTTCTCAAGACCGCAAAGGCCATAAATTTGGATATGGGATATGAAATAACGCCTAAACAATTGCATTTAAAATCTTACTATGAAATATGTGGCATCAAGAATGGAGAAATTAGAAATCCAAAACTAAGATTGCCATTTAACCATAAAGACCCATCCGCTAAACTATTCAAAAAATATGTTGTCCTACATTTAGACGTTCGTCCTCAGTTGTCTAGAAATTCTTATGAAATAGAGTGGGGGGATGTAGTATGGGAATTGCAAAATAGGGGATACACGGTTGTTCAAATAGGTCAAGGAGAAAGACAAGTAGTAGAAGAAGCCGTACAAATGCACAATCTTGGAGAAATGTTATTGATGCGAGTAATAGGAGGAGCAGACATTTTTATAGGTCATGATAGTGGCCCGGCAAACATTGCAATTGCAATGGATACGCCATCGGTGATTCTTTTCGGAAGCGTAAATCCAGATTATATCATACCTGATCAATCTAATGTTATAGCCATAAGCAAGCATAGAAGCCGTGATTATGTTTGCAAATCCCCTTACTGCTGGTCATCTGTAATAGGTCAAGAAGGGATAGAGTGCATCGAATTGGATGGGAGGAAACAGATGCAAATCCAACCAATGCAAGGAAAAGATGAATGCGCTGAAGTTGATTCTTCGGAGATTCCGCCTTGTGTTAAATTTACCACAGAACAAGTAATAGACGCTATAAATAAAATAACTAATGCAAATCATTCTTGAAGGATTAGAGGGCAGCGGGGAAATATGGCTGGATATAATGAGAATTATATGCGGAGATTGCGTAAATCATCCAGCAAGTAGTATGTGTGATTTGATGTGCCATAGGATGCCGTATACTCCTCAACTTGAGTTTAAAGAAAGAACTTACGTAGATATACAAGATAGAGGCTTTGATTTTCCAGAAGAGAGAAAGCATTTCCAACATATGGATGTGTTTGATTTTTTACGCCTATGTACTTGTGGTTATGATGTAATGATTTGTAGCGATGGGTTAGAGCATTTATCATTTGATCAAGGGAAAGAATTTATACGCTTAATAGAGTTACATTCTGACAAGCAAGTGATATTTACTCCTCTTGGCGACCATATGGTAGGGGTGGGCGATTTAAACAATCCGGACACTCACAGGAGCGGATGGGTACCTGACATGCTTCCCGATTATTTATCCATTGTACTACCCAAGTTCCATCCAGAATTAGACATTGGTGCCTTCTTCGCTGTTAACTGTTCTGGTCTAGAAAAACACAGAATTTATAACGAAATAAAAACCAAGTATTGCTTTTATGACAAAGATTGAACAAATTAAAGATGCCATTGACAAAGCACTGCGACGAGAATCTAAACTAACACCGTTGGCCTTATCAGTACCGGCGCTAAGTTCTTTAATGCTGAGGGCTTTGATGAATAATTTAGGTTCAATATCAACACGTTACATGGAAAACGGGGTCCATAAAAGTGGTCTCACATGCGCAACTATATGCAATAATTTCAATCTACTTTCGGTAACGGCAATTGATAGTTGGGCGTCGGATGAATTTAATGAAGATAAAGCTGAACCCCAATTTGATGAAAATGTTGCCATGCTAAAGCCGCTAAACACCGAATTGCAGAAAATAAAAAGCGATAGCTTTGACATAAATCCGGCAGATATAAAAGGACCCATTGACCTTTATCTTTATGATTCAGATCATTCGGAAATTTGTCAATATAATGCGCTCCTTCACTATCTGCCGTGCTTATCTGAAGAATTCATTTGGTGCGTCGATGACCTTGACTTTCCGGAAGTGCTAGCTGGAACTGAACGATCGTTAAAAGATGCTCCCGTAGAAGTACTTTTCGAAAAGAGATTTAAAGGGAATGACCATGATAATGAAGGCGCATGGAATGGTTTTGCTGTATTCCTTTTAAAAAAGAAACCATGAGTAAGACGCTAGGGGCCTTTACGTTTCTACACGAGGCCGAAAAATACGATTATTGCTATATTCAGAGCATCATAAGCCTATGCGAAGGGTGCGACAAAGTAGTGGTGATTTTGTTTGACGATGACAGAAATGAGTGCGTTGAGTTGAGTCGAGTACTAGGAACATTCCAAAATCTACAATTTTGGATGTTGCCAACTGGCATGTGGCATTACATGAAAGGGAAAACAAAACTATCCAACTTTCAGAACATGGCCGCAATGATGTTGGATACCGACTATCAACTATTAGTTCAAGCCGACGAAGTGATCATGCCTGAAAGTTTCGAAGCCATAAGAGAGGCAATGGAAACAGGTGGCGAAGGCTTCCTTTGCGAAAGGGTAAACCTATGGGGTAGTCCAAACACAAAGCTTGTTGTACCACAGGAAAGACAACCATGCAGCACCTACGTAAACCGGCTGACCAAGAGAGGGTTCATGTGCTACGACGATGGAGAAAATATTGGATCGCCAACAACGTTAGACTTTGCCACCCGGATAAAGATTATACATTACGGCTTCGTGCGGAAAAAAGAAATCATGAAGGCTAAGATAATCAACATGCAGGAAGGAGTATTCCAAATTTCTCACGACCCCAAGCTGGACGGCAGCGATGTATTCGATTCGACATTATGGTTCTCCGGTGATGATCTGGCCCCAATAGACTTTGAGCATCCAGATATCATGAAAGAGTGGGTGCGCGAAAGAATGTAAAATAATTACTAACTTTAAAGCATGGCTAAAATAAAAGTAGGTAGTAAAAAACTACCGGAATATCCATCAGATCATAAAGTAGGAATGAGAGTTCCCCAAGGCGGATCAGACTGTCAAAAGTGCGAATATGTAGATGGGCAGAAGTGTGCTAATAAACTATTTACCCAATGGAATGGCAGTCATGTAATACCAGCACCAATTAATGCTTACTGCTGTGATTTCTTTGAATCAAAATAATCCATAATGAAACATACCCAAGGAAGAATAGTTATTAAGGTAGATCATGAGTACAAGAATTCACACAAGTTTGAAGATGGCACAGTGATTAAACTAGAACGAGGTTGGAATAATTTAAATCGCCTCGAAGTTAGTCCAGTAAATGCAATTGTTATTTCAGGGGAGAATATTCCGGAAGGTGCTGAAGCCCTAATACATCATAACTCAGTTCATGAAACTTATAGGATAACTAATCATGGCGAACTGAGTGGCCAAAAAATTGCAGATCGTATTGAGTATTATTCGATACCCGAAGACCAATTATTCTTTTGGAGAAAAGATTCGGAAGTATGGAACCCTACAGAAGGATATGTAACTGCCCTACGAGTTTTCAAACCGTATAAAGGCATTTTACATGGTATAGAACCAACTAAAATAAAAGATACTCTTTATATAACAAGTGGTGAACTTTTTGGGATGGTTGTACATACACTTAAGGCATGCGACTATGAGATTATATTTCAGGATTTGGATGGCAGAGAACACAGAATTATTAGAGTCCGACATTCTGACGATACCAGCTACGAACGAGAGGAAGTGACTTGCATATCTGATTATTTAACAGATGAACTGCATAAAGATAATTTACTTGTCGGTCTTACTTCTTCGGATGCTAAACCTTTGCATGAAAAAGAAATCGCTTAATTTTATTATTCCATTGGTAGTGTATCCATTTGATGTAATGATTTCATTTGGAGAAACAGATCAGAAATTAATAGCAACATTAAAAAGGAATGGTATTGTGGATGAAGAAGAATTAAAATTAGTCTTAATGAGTGGGATGGGTCGTTATTGTATGTTCAATAATAATTCTTCTTTAATTAGACTTTGGACTTATCCCGAATATGCTGCCGATTATGGGACATTGGCACATGAAGTATTCCACGCTACTACTTATATTTTAGATAAAATAGGAATGGATTTCACTTTAAAAATAAGCGATGAAGCATATGCCTATCTTATAGGATACATTACGACGGAGATTTATAAAAAATTATAATATGTATAATTATGGCAGACCAAGAATCGATAGAAGATATAAAGAAACAATTAGATCAAGAAAAGAAAAAAGTTACTTTCTTAGAGCAGAAAGTAGCAGCTTTTGAAGGCCCTGGGAAAGCTAAATTGTATTACGCGGTAAATAGAAACATGAGTGATTTGGCTGATATGTTGAATGCCAAAAGTTTAAAGTCAGTAAATATAGACGATGCATCTGATAAGACAATGGAACGTATGAAGATAATTTGGTCGGCAATAAAGTCTCTATCTGAGACGCTTTCCGTATTAAGTGTTGCCGCTGGTATTACTGGGAAAGAAGAAGAAGATTTGAAAACTCCATTTATTGAAACAATAGCCGAAACTAGAAAATAGTGCTAACTGTAGACATATACGGTCAGCTTTGCTACTATCCGGATGCGCCTCCGGATTTATTAATTGAAGGGTGGGACTTGCCTAAGTCAGATCAATATTGGCGTAGAAAAGAACTTCCTGATTATTTTGACGTAATAAACTATGACGAAGACAAAAATGCTATTCTTACTCCACAACAAAGATCATACGCGCAGATAGAAGTTAAAAGATGTAAAGAGGGATATTGGTTTTTTAATAATGGGATCCCAACATATATCACAGGTAAAAACTATTTCTATCTTCAATGGTGGAAACTGGAAGATGATATCCATCCAGATTACCGAGATGCTGACCGAAGATATTTTCTATTCCTTCAGCATTGGGAAAGTGTACTATGGTGTATCGGTATAGGAAGAGGGAAGAAGCGACGAGAAGGCGCAAGTTCTCAAGCAACTTCAAATCTGATATACGAATGTATCTTTTTCACAAATAGTAATTGCGGCTTAGTCAGCAAAACTAATATCGATAGTCGAGATACATTTACCGATATGGTTGCATTTGGGTATAATCAATTGCCCATCTTCTTAAAACCGCGTCAACTTAATAGAGCAGATAGTGTTACAGAACTTGTTTTTGCTGCTAGAATTAATAAGGGAGAAGCTGGAGGCAAAGGCAATAAATCAAAGGTAAACTATCGTGCTCCAGTAGAAAACGCATACGACCGTGGACGTATGACTAGGGGCCTATGGGACGAAGGAGGGAAATGGCCATTAGACGTGAAGTTTTCCAAGTTTATTTCTAAGGTCACCAAAACGATGGTGAAAGGAGCCAAGCGTGTCGGTTTTGCAGAGTGTCCATCTACCGTTAATGAAATGACGAAAGGGGGGGGGGCGGAATATAAGAAATTCTGGGATGGGGCAAACCAATTTAAAAATCCGGGAAAAAAAACAAAAAATAGATTCGTCACCTATTTTACTCCTGCATACGACAACTACGAAGGGTTTATAGATAAATATGGAATGTCTGTTATTGATACTCCCACGGATGAACAATATCAATACCTAGTTGAAAAATGGGTAGTTAAAGATCCTAATACAGGGGAAACAGTATCAGAAATAACCGAAGAAGATATTCGGATGGGAGCCCGAAAATACATATACAGTCGTCGAGAAGGATTAGAAGGCGATTTATTGGAGGAAGAAATTAGGCAAAATCCTTGTACTGTAAAAGAAATGTTTGAGGCAGCAAATACTGACTCCGTATTTAACTCCCACAAAATCCATCTTCGGCAAACCGAACTTGAAGAAAATCCGATCTTTAAAAGGTGTATAGTATATTATAGGGATTTAGATGGATTTGTAAAATGGAGAGATGTTGATCCAAAAGAAAATAGTTTCCATTGGCGATGCACCGATATTCTAAAACCGGAAGAAGCAAATAAATTTGTTATTGTAGATGGAGTTAGGATGCCAATTAGAACACATATTGGTGCGATGGCAGTAGATAGTTATAGCAATAGCCAAGGAGGTAGAAAGTATGGTTCTAAAGCATCTGCTTGGGTAGGTCTTAAATTTGATGTTCAAAATCCATATAATACTGGTAAGCCCATTCAGCATTTATACGGTCGCCCAGCGACCAAGGAAGAATTGCATAGCCAAGTGATGTTGGCCGCAGAATATAATAGTTTTTTAACGTGGTACGAGCATAACGCTGACGATTACGCGAGTTATTTCAAAGATAGGGGAAGATTAGGATATCTAGGAAGATACCCACTTAGTACGATAGATCCAACAAAGAGAAAAGATGCAGATAGATTTCGAGGATTCCCCACCACTCCATTCAGTCTTACGAAGCAATTAGATACAGGTATAGCATATGTTGAAAACTATTGTGATCTTATTGATTTTGAAGAACTGTTAGCAAACTTACTATTATTCGACCCTTATGATAGAACGGCATTTGACACAGTAGTGGCATTTCTAATTTTATTAGTGGTATTAATGGAGCCAGCTTCGCAACCTACACCGATGAAAACCCCATTAGTAAAATTATATGAAAACGAAAAACATAGAGGATTATGAAAAAGGTAATAAATTTAATTGGACAACGATTCGGTCGTTTGATAGTTATCGAGTTTATTGGTCGTCGAAAAGGGCATAGTATATTCAAATGTCAATGTGATTGTGATGGTTTTACCGAAACTACTTCTAATAATTTAAGAAGAGGGCATACTTTATCATGTGGATGTTTATCCAACGAAGTCTTAATCGAAAGAAGTATTACTCATGGGCTAAGTCACCATCCGCTTTATAATATTTGGGTGGGAATGAGAAATAGATGTTATTATCACAAGCATAACAGGTCTAAAATATATGCTGGAAAAGGGATTATAGTATGTGAAGAATGGAAAAATGATTTTAAAGCCTTTTATGATTGGGCAATTGCTAATGGATGGCAACAAGGGCTAACAATAGATAGAATGGAAAATTCAGGTAATTACACACCTAAAAATTGTAGATTTAGAACCCCTCAGCAGCAATCCAGAAATAGAACAACTAATGTTAATTTAACATATAAAGGACAAACTATGATTCTCATAGAATGGGCTGAAAAATATAATATTTGTTATGGGACATTGCGAAAACGTGTAAAAAACGGGTGGAATCCGCATGAGTGCCTTTTTGGTAGACCAAAAGTAAAATAGCGATACGTTGTTTTACTATAATGCCAATATAATTGGCTCAATATCCTAACTTTAGCCAAAGAATCAATTTCATTGGCTGAAATCCAAAATATTCCAGGCGTCGGAGGGTCGGAATCCTTAAAAAAGTTCCAACTGCTCACCAATGTAAAAGCAAAGAGTGATCCAGCTTGGGGAAAATCCATTGCTGCTTATATTTCAAGCACAGTTTTTTCAGGAATTGGGAATGGGTACTTCTGGATTAGAAACTCCCGTATTCGACTTAACCGCGATATGGCTGCGGGAAAAATGGACAGTGTTCAGTGGATGGATCGACTGGATATGAATGGGAAGTTCAATTACATTAACATAGATTGGTCGTCCATAAAAATTGTTAACACCATCGTTTCAAAGATGGTAGGGCGATGGATGGGGCGAAACGAAAAAATAGTCGTTAACGCTACCGACTCCAACTCTGTAAAAGATAAGACGGAAGGCTATAAGCAAGCCGAATTCTACATGATGCACAAAGAAATGGTGCAACAGTTGGAACAACAGTCCGGAACTCAAATTACTCCCAAAAATCAGTTTGTCCCAGAAGATCAAGAAGAATTAGATCTTTGGGCTAATGAATACCAACGTATTCCAGAGGAAATCCTGTATGAAAAAGGGGTTAATGAAGTGCTGGATGCGAATGGCTTTTTCAGCCAAAATAAAGAAAAATTACTTCATGACAGCGCGGAAACAGGATTAGTATGCACTTATACTAAAATGGGTTCTGATGGGGTTATTCATGTGGATTGGATTAAACCAGAAAACTTCTTCTATTCATGGTCAGAGTATAATGATTTACATGATTGTTCTTGGATGGGAGATGAAATTGGGATGAAGATTACGGAAATTCGCGCACGTTTTGGGCAAGAATTTGGGGGGACTCTTACCGAAGAGCAATTATGGGAGATAGCTCAAACTTGCCAAGAATATCAACTATACGATAAGCTTCGCTGGTTAGTGGAATGGAATGTCTCCGTTCTACGTCCTTATGATGAATGGAATGTACCCGTAACTCGGTTCTATATAAAGTCTTTGGATAAAGACCCATATACACTTGTTCAGACCAAAAAGAACAAGAGTACTATTCTAAAAAAAGGCGCACCTGCTAAACCTGCCGATAATGAAGAATATGTAGAGGAAAAGTACATCAAAATATACGAAGGACTATACATTCGTCGAACAGAAACCGTCCTCTCTTGGGGTTTGTGGGAAAATATGATTCGCCCCCAAGACCCTAAAGAATACGGGGATGCCCTTTTCCCGTATTCCTGTTATATGTACCAAAATCAGGACATGAAAAATGTCGCTGTTCCTGAGAAAATTCAGGAGCCAGTAGAACAGATGATTTTGGCTCGGTACAAAATGCAGCAGTTGGTAATGCGGATGCGCCCTACTGGGTCTGCCATCAATTGGGATGCCCTTCAAGAGATTGATTACGGTCTTGGTGACAAGAATCGGACAATAGATCCTAAGAAATATTACGACCAAACAGGGGACATCTATTACCGGGGACGAGATGCGGAAGGTAACCCTATTCCTGTTCCCATCACCGAATTACAAAATTCGGGCTTTCTTGGGCAAATGCAAGGGCTTATAGCTATCTATGAATTTCACTATAAGGTATTAAAAGATGAGCTGGGAGAAGACCCTAGCATTTCTACTTCAGCAGCTAAACCGAGAGTAACTACCGATAATGTCCAATCGGCCATGCAGGCCGCCGATGAAGCTACCGATTATATGTATGATGCCTTCCTATATTGCATGGAAGGCACAGCAAAGCGCATCTCGTGTTTACTTCATACTAGTGTGACTTACGGCGCAATGGCCTATAGGCATATTATGAAAGAGGATGATATTGCTGGAAGGGCATTTTCTACAATAGCCAAGATGCTGCCTACTGATTTGCAGATTCAGGCGTTAGAAATGTTCCTACAGCAATCCTTACAGGCTAACCCAGAATTGATAATGTTTCTTGATCCCTTCAAATTACGTAGGTTAGCTAAGGATGATGTGAAATTGGCAGAATTGTACATGCGTCAATGCCAGAAGAAACAATGGGCCGCCAAACAACAAGAGGCGCAACAGAATGCCCAAATGAACGCACAAGCACAGCAGCAAGCAGTTCAGATGAAAGCGCAGGCAGATGTTCAATTGGAGCAAGTAAAGGCCCAATTGAAATCTCAAAATGATGCGGATTTGAGTAAAGCAAAGAAGGAAGAACTGTTTATTCAAATGATTTCGGCAGTTATTAGTAAAGGATTGGCTTTGCCTCCCGGATTAGATCAAGTAGCATCTGAGCTTTATCAAAACGTTGGTATCCCCCTATTTGCAGCTAATCAACAGAATAAAGTAGCATTACAACAATCTATGCAAGCGGGGATGCAACAAGCGGCACAGCAGCCCGGAACACCACCGCAACTGGGCGCTCCCGAAGATCAGCAAGGAGAAGCACAACCAGAAGAGGAACAAGAACCAGAAATGCAAGAACAATAAAAACATAAAGTATGTCTTTTAATCTAACTAATAGGGTCCCATCTCCCGCATTACGTTCACAAGATGCGATTGTAACTTTGAATTGGAGCGATTCAAATGCTAGTTTAAAGAATATTTCAGTTGGCCAAAAATGTGGCGTCGTGAGCAACGGGAAACTAGGAACAGTCAGTGAAATAGACCCCAATGGATTATTTGTTAGATGTAAACCAGCCACTCCCGATGCTAGATTTGATAGCGCTTCCACGCCCGGGCAGTTAGCTGCAAATGAATCAATCACCTTCTTTTAATCATTACAAATGATAGCCAAACACGGAGACTATACCAATCAGTTCAACCAAGGAACAGGGAATGTTGCTGGTACGCTTGTATTAGACACATCGGGGTGGGATTATTGCATTATCCATTTGATTAATACGACAGGGACGGTTAACTTCCTTGGGTCGAACGATGGCGGCGCTATTCAGGGAGATGCGGAAGGTAATCCTGTATCTGCAACTAACTTTGTCGCTGTACAAGGCATTAATCAGTCCACGGGAACTGCTGGGACATCCGGCGCAACAAATACGATTTATAAATTTTCATCTGTAGCAAGGTACCTTCAATTGGTGGGAACAGCATCCGCCTCTTGTAAAGTATTGGTGTATTTTGCTAAGATTTCGCAAACTATGTAATTTATGGCAGAAGAAGCAGTAGTTGAACAGCCGAAGGCTCCTTCCTCAGTAGAGGTAATTACGCCTAATGCTAATTTATTCTCGGATAGCATGTGGAGTGCCAATCCTGTTGTTGTAGATCCAGTTAAGACAGACGCTCCTATAACCGAAGTCAAGCCAGAGCCGACAACCACAAAACCGGAAGATGCTGAAATTGTCGATGAGATGGAATATCTGGAGAGGCAAACCGGGTACAAATCTTGGGATGACATTAAAGCACTAAAAGCAGAAGTAGAACAACTCCGTACAAAAGCACAAACTCCAGCAGAAATAAAGTTTGCTAACGAACATAGTCAAAAACTCTTTGAAGCATTTAAAGAGGGGAAAGAAGACGATGTGTTCGGATATTTGGATACTAAGCGTAAACTATCCTCTGCTGCAAACCTTCCTGCTGCCGATGCTATCAAGTTACATTTACAGCAAACTAACCCACACTTCAAACCAGAAGATATTGAAGACGTTTTTGAGGAGCGATATTCTATTCCTAAAAAACCAATTCAAAAAATAGATGACGATCCCGATGAGTTCAATGAACGGATACAAGAATGGAATACTAGAGTTGCAAAGATCAATCGGGCTATTGAACGGGATTCGGTAACTGCCAAGCAAGAATTGGCACAACGCATTACGCAATTAGTTCCTCCAGAAATACCGCAGGCGCAGCCTGTTGCCGCCGGGCCAGATCCAAAAGTATTGGAAGCCGTAGAAGCAACAAGAAATGCGTATGTTCAAAAATTGGAAACAGAATTCGGATCATTTGATGCTTTTAATACTAGGGTAAAAGACGAATCAGGCGAATTACCTATAGCATTTAAAGTAGATGATAAGGATAGGGCTGAAATAAAAAGTCTTGTTCAGGATGCTGTTTTCAAAAACTTAGATGTTAATGACTATTTTACAAATCGTTGGTTCGCCAAAGATGCTACTGGTGCATTAGTCCCCAACATCCAAAAGATGATGGCCGACTTTATTTTATTGGAAAAAACTGAAAAAGTATTTCAAGGTATCGCCAATAATAGTGCCGCTTCCAGATTAGCTCATCAGATTAAATTAAATAGTAACATTAATGTGAGCGGAGAGAAAGTCAAAACTGAAATCAAGCAAGACGAAAATGCTAAGATGTTAGAGACTTTCTGGAAGAGTTAATGCTTTTATTTAACCAACAAACAAAAACAAAATGGCAACAGGAATACCTGCGAGTAATATACTACAGCCCGGCCAAATTAGCATTGCTAATGGTGCCAATCAGGCCCTAGTATCATTTCTCCAGCTTTTAACACCGCAGTACTACAAAGATTATGTAGAAAAATACGGTAATGAGGATTTTACTTGGTGGCTGTCGACTTTCGGCGGCATGGAACAGGTTTATAACCAGAACTTCTTTTGGTTCGAAAACAGAGGCAAATTGATGCAGGGCGTTCAGGTCACGACTAACGTTTCTGCGGCAGTTGGAGCCACAATCACATTGACATTAGCTGCTCAAGATCACTTTAATGGCGGCACACAAGCTCCTTTACGCGTAGGGGAAACCGTTCGCGTAGCCTCTACCAATGTGGAAGGTGTTATTCAGACAATCAATTCTGGCACTCCGGGGGCATTTACGTTCACTGTAGCACCCAAACAGACTACTCAGTCCTTGGCTTCCGCTGGTTCTACGTCTTTCTTAAATGGAGATGTATTGCTTTTTGGTGGTATTATGGATGCCGGTGAAGCATCTGGTAGCAATAACCCTCTTATTCATCTGGATCAGAAGTATCAGAACAATATCACGCAGATGCGCGATACGTATGCTGCTACTGATTTGGCTGAAATGACACAGGTTTATTACACTGGTGGTGTAACGGGATCTGCTCCTGCACAGCAAGCGGGTACTTCCTTGTTTACCTATAAGGAATTGGTAAAGACCGATACTCGGTTCAAGAACTACGTGGAATTTAAACTCTTGCGTGGAGATATCCAGAATAATACGGCTATTGTCAATGCAAATGGGTATAGTTCTTTGGGTTCTCAGGGTCTTATTCCTAAGATTGCTACAGACGGCGAAACGGTAGGGTATACTGCTGGTACTTTGGACATTCCCAAGCTCCATGAGATTACTCGTATCATGGACGTTAATGGATGTGCTAAGCAGTGTATGTGGCTTCAGGATATTTTCCAGCGTCAGGACTTCAGTGATGGGCTGTTTGCCACTTTCCCCGCTGGTGCTTTTGTGTGGGGAGAAGGAGAGAAATCAGAAGATGCGCAGGTGTCCTATGGATTCCAGCATATCAATATTGATGGTTACATGCTGGGCGTCAAGAAATACCGTCCGTTCAATTCCGAATTTACTACCGGCACTACGCCTAACGTGGATTTCTTCCGTAACTATGGAATGATCATCCCGAATGGCACTGCACAGGATTACAAGGATGCAACAAAGGTTTATAATAATCTTACTGTTATGTTCCAGCAGCCGCCCGCAGGTGGTACTTTGGGTAACGGGATTCGTGTATGGCAACATGGTGGTGGTTCTCGGAACCCAAGCGATGGCACAATGGTGGATTTCATTGAGTACATTACGTACCGGTCAATTCGCGTTGTAGCAGCCAATCAGTTCATTCAAGTAGAAGCAGCTTAGTTTTTAATAGGGGCAGTATTTTGCTGCCCCTTCATTCTTTAATAGTTTTTATGGCAAAAGGAATTTCACAAGCGGATGCTTTTTTAGCGAACAAAGACGAAAAAATAACAGATCCAGTCTTTAAGGAGATTTTAGCAAAACATAGCATCACTCCCGTAGGACGTAAATCAGTCATTTTCAAACTCAGAAATGCACCCAATGGGAAAGTCCATCTGGATGGCATCGATGATGTATATGACGAAGAGACCAAAAAAATGAGGCGTATTCGGTTGCTTCGAGGCGTTGCTTCCATTTGGCAAGACGAGCAAGATAAACTAGACAAAACCTATATTGATAAAAATAGAATTAGTCTAACCTTTGTTCAGGGTGGGATGATTTTAGATGAAATCAAAGATGCCAATATCATTAAAGCGGCTCGGTTGATGAATGCGAACGAAGGTAACTTGCATCGTCTCCCTGGAAAGAAGAGATCATTCTACGAATGGGACCCTATTGCTCAAGAAAGAGAAGCTTTCGAAAAAGAATTACTTGAAATAGAGGTAGTTGAGTTAGCTATGGCAACTCCCCTTGAAAAAGCTAAAAAACATGCTTTATTCTTAGGCGTACCAATTACTGATGAAATGGGCACAATCCGTTCCGAACAAGGAATTAGGGTGTTGTATGTGAGGAAGGCAAAAGAAAATCCAAAACGGTTCAAAGAAACATTGGATAGCCCAGAGGTAGAAATTAAGCATCTTATTCGGAGAGCCTTATCCGATTCAAAAATAGAGTCAAGAGGAACAAATATTCAGTGGTCAGCCGGTGGCTTAATTTGCAAATTGCCACATGGTAGAGAAGTAGTGGATTATCTAGTAGAATTTGCTATGCTCCCCACTGAAGAATCAAAATCATTTTTGGATCGCCTTGAAAAAGCAGCTATCTAATTGAGCGTAGATACACTATATCAGTTGGTGGTTTACATCGCAAACCAGTTTCAGCGGGGAAATATTAGTCCTGCTAGATTTAATTTAATTATTCAGCAAGCTAATATTTCATTCCTAGATTATCTGTTGGGGGAATTACAACAGTATAATTATGGGTCTCCGGCCTCTCGTATTCAATATGGTGTGAATGAAACGGCTAGACAGCGACTGACACCTTGTATTGGCCCTCCCATTTCACTAACAGCTGATGTTACTGGTTTAGTGCCTTATCCTAGTGATTTTCAACAAGTGGACGCGATGTATACTCCAACATACCAACGTATACGATTTGTTCCACAACATAAGTTACCCAACTATCTAAGTGATCCCATTGACCCCGTTGCTACAAATCCAATTTACATTTTAGAAGCAGCAGGATTTCAGTTCTTTCCTGCTACAATAGGAGACGTTCTAATCAGTTATGTTAAAACGCCTCCAACTATCTTTTGGAACTCAACACCAGATGCTAATGGTCGGCCAGTATATTCAGCCGCAGGGAGTACTGATCCTATTTGGTATGAGACAGACTGGCTAGAATTAGCAGCCCGCGCACTTAAGATGGTAGGAATAAATCTATCTGCTCCAGAAGTAGCACAATATGGAGATGGAATTCTTAAAGCAGGACAATAATGGCATCATTAACCAGATTAGAGCTTATTCGTCGTATTCTCCGGCAAGTATATGGAGGACAACCTTCCATCGATAGCAATATTACGGACAATCTCGTTAATGCTTGGTTGAATGATGCCTTTGCTGCTGCTGCCAAAAAGAACTATCTTGAAAATGATCAAATAGATGGTATTGGGTATGTTAATAACAGTTTTTATTTATCGATTAAGAATTTGGTTGTTGTTCCTTATGAGCCATTTTTATTCCAAATAACACTCCCTCAAGTTCCAGTTGGAATTAGTAATAATCAGGGTATTGGGACACTTCAATTCGTGGATACAGATGGGAGTATATCTAATCCTGCCATTCCTCTTAGTGAAAATCAAGTAGGATATTTTCAAAATCTGAAACCTATTCCCAATAAGATATTATACTATCCAGAAGGTACGTTTTTATATGTTATTAGCGATTTGCAATTGGATAGTTATACAGCAAAAGTAAGAATGATATCAGCAGGCGATAGAACAGATTTAAGCAGTACGGTTACAATTCCAGAAGATTATATGCCAGATATAATTGAATATGTTAAAAAACAATTGGCCTTTGAAAGACAGATGCCCAAAATCCCTACGGATGATGGCAGCGATAGTTAAAATAAAATAATAAACAATATGGAAGAGTGGAGAGCAATCGAAGGATACGAAGGATTGTATGAAGTTAGCGACTTTGGTGAAGTGCGTTCATTGGATAAGGTTGTTAAGTGTAGATTTGAAAAATTTAGAACCAGACGCGGTAAAAATATGAAACAAAGCTTGACTGTTCATGGATATCCGTTTGTTGAATTATATAAAGATGGAGTTGGTAGATTCAAGACCGTTCACCGGTTAGTATTAGAGGCTTTCGTTGAAAATGGCGAACATCTTCCTTTTGTAAACCACAAAAACGGAATCAAAACAGACAATCGAGTAGAAAATTTGGAGTGGATATCCAAAGAAGGAAACGTAAGACATGCCTTTGAATCTGGACTTAAAGTGGCTCCCAAAGGAAGCAAGCATTACAAGTCAAAGAAAGTTATTAATATAGAAACAGGAACAACTTATGAATCATTAAAAGAGGCATCTTTAAAAGAAAATATCCCATACGGCACATTAAAGACAAGAATGATGCTTAGTCTAACTGTTAATAAACATAAATACATATGATAACCCCAATCCGTAACCAAGTTCTAATTAAGTTATTCAAAGGTGACGGCAAAAGCACAGGCGGCATTATTGTAGCCGATAGTTTTAAAACCGAATCCAACAAAGGAGAAGTGATTGCCGTTGGAGAAGGCCTTAAAGGAAGCCCAATGCAGTTTAAGAAAGGAGATATTGTTTTCCGAGTCCAAGACCACGGCACCCCTATTGAAGAAAATGGAGAGCGTTTCTATCTTATGGAGCAAGGGACTATTTTGGCAACTACTTAATTCTTATGGTATGGCTAATCAAAGACAAGGCTGGGTAAGTTTAGAGGAATGCATTAACTTATACTTAGATCGTAGTGAACAGAGTAACCATAAATTCTATAAATTATGGAACATAGGATGTAGCGGATGTGAACAAATGGGGTTAAATTTCTTTTATCAAGTCCAAACGGTAAAACTTCCAGTCAATTCCAATTATACCGTAAATCTGCCAGATAATTACATAAAGTGGGTAAAAGTGGGAGTGGGGAACTCAATTAGTGAAATTATCCCACTTGACTATAACAATAAGCTAAATCTATTTGCTGATCTTCAGACGAATCGACTAGAGCAGACGCAAGATAGCAGTTTATTCAATTTCTATTTCGCCAACTCTTTTATATTCTATAATTATTGGAATGGAGAGTCTTTTGAAAATCTATATGGATTGCCTAGTGGAGGCCCATTCGTAGGTGGATTTAAAATAGACAATACGAATAGTCTGATTGTACTCACTAACTATTTTCATTATCCTTATTGTTATTTAGAATACTTGGCTTCTCCTGCTGAAGGATCAACAATAAGATTGCCCATACAGTTTAAAGAAGCCATGATTTCCTTCTTAGGATGGCAAGACAATTATTACAAGCCTTCCAATTCCCATATGGCGCGCGGAGACAAAGAAAGCTTAAAGCATAACTTTTACAACGAACGAAGATTAGCTAGAGCAGCCTATAAACCTTGGGAAATGGAAGAGGCGTACGAATTTAACCTTAAAAATCAGCGCCTGACTGTGAAGGCGTAATACCGATGATAGAAACATACCCTTTTGCTGGTCGTATGGATACGGATTCCCCTGATCTTGTATTTCCTAGGGGAAGCCACAGAAGTGCCTTTAATGGAGTATTTAAGGGTACACAAGGGAATATGCAATTTCAAACTGCTCCTGGAACTACGCTTATTCCTAACTCATTTCTTCCTGATGTTGGCACTAACATGACTATAGGATGTAAATATGATGCCGTAAAACAGCGTCTATTTATATTCAATGCTAATTCTGCTGGTAATAACGCTATTTTTATTTATTACACTGTACAAGGTAATTTTGTTAGATTAATACAAGATGGGGTAAACACATCAGATGCCCCATTAAGTTTCAATGCAGCACAACGAATAAATGGGGTATCTATATTATATGGCGATGGTCAAAGCGGGGATTTATTGTTTTTTGTAGATAGTCTTTTTCGTCCTAGAAAACTAAATATAGATCGTCTATTAAATAATGGATATTCTCCTATTAAAAGTGATTTTTTAAAGGTCATTAAGGCTCCTCCTGTGATGGTTCCGCAAGTAACTTATGAAAATGACTTTACCGTTACTGCAAATAATTTAATAAATTGTTTATGGCAATTTGCATATACATTTCTATACGATGATTATGAAGAAAGCGTTATTTCAAGTGCTTCCATAGTGCCCCTCCCCTCTGTTGCATTTGACACTTCAAAAAACATTCCTGTTTCAGAAAGTGCAAGAATCGGGTGTTATCTGCAAACAGGAGATCAAAATGTTACTAAGATTAGGTTATATGGAAGACAAACCACTAATGGAGGTAGTAGCGGGTGGCTGATCATAGACACACTTATAAAATCAGATCTATCGATACCCAATAATACGGTTTATAAATATCTTTTTTATAATAATGGTAATTATATTGCTGTAGACCCCGCATTTGCTGTTGAATTATTTGACCTTGTTCCATTAAAAGCCAACGACCAAGCTCTCTTGGATGGTAATGTTATTTCCTACGGAGCAATTACAGAAGGATATAATTACTTCACTCCAACCAATATTGGGTCTTCGATCCCGAATCAAATGGTGCCTGCTTATACCATTAATAGCGTTTTATTTTTTGGATCTTCTAATGGGCAATTTACAGGCGGCCAACCTCAATTTACTTTTTATTTGACAGGAGTGGGGCAAAATGATGGTTCAGGGAATGCTACAGATTTGGATTTGGCTCCAGCCAATTTGATTGTCGTTGCCAAGTCCGATGGAACTGATATAGGATTTACGCTTTCAAACACTAATAGAAATATAGCTACAGTCTTATTTAATTTAAGATCAAGCGCAGCGACTGCGGGATGGCAATTTGTATCATCTACCTCTAATTCATTGACAATATATTATCCATCAGGTAATGTGGTTTTAGAGAATGCTCATTTATTTGGTGCTACTTCTGAAACGCAGCCTTATAATTTAGATCAATTTGCTCATTTTCCGCAAGCCAACTATCAGTATGGTATTGTTTACTTTGATGAAGATGGTCGCACAAATGGGGTAATAACCAACGCGCAGGCTCAGATTACCACTCCGGGATATGCTCCTAATGTTACTCAAATTCCAGAAGTAACTATTCAGTTTGAATATACTCCTCCTGTATGGGCCACCTACTATAATTTGGTAAGAACCGATAATCTAACCTATCAGAAGTATTTGCAATGGGTTTCTGCTTCCGCTTACGGCAACAATCTAGCAACTGAAGCACAACAATTTGGATATTTTGGGATTAGTAATATTCAGGATTATAATCTATCTATCAATGCTACAACTAATGTAGTAAGCTACCAATTCTCTCCCGGCGATAGAATTCGTATTACAGCTAGATATGATGGAAGTGGTAATCTCGTTAATATATTAAACTTAGACTATACTATTTTAGGAGTTGCCGTAAACCCTATCGTAAATGGTGTTCAACAAACTGGAAGCTTCGTACAAATTAGTTATCCTTCTGCGGACATTAATGGTAACTTCAAATTAGATGGGACGCCCAATTATCAGAATTATCAAATTTTACTTTATTCCTATAAAGCTCAAAATCCAACTGGACAAAATGTATTTTATGAAATAGGGCAACGATTTGGTATAGGCAATCCGGGAACGCCAGCTGCCTACCATTTTGGTACCAATGAAGATAATGTATTGACTGTTACCGATGGAGATGTATTTTACAGAACCAGAATAGTTCCAATTACGGCAGAATATACAGTACCCACAGGTAACTTTATACAAGGTTCATCCTACAGCACTATGTGGATTAATCCGGGTGGGGGAGGAATTCCCATAGTAGACAATGGGCGGTATGCCATTCGCGGTAGCGTTAATAAAGTAGCTGGGTTAACAAATACTACATATCCAACATTTTCAGATTCGGATTATGATATTTTGAATGAATCTGGATCTACCCTTACCGTACGAGTTAGGTATACTCTCAATGTTACAGATACAACAGATCCTAATGGGCAATTCCAAGGGTATATAAAAATTGCTGCACCTGGTAATGTAATTACTGTATATACAGTTCTTCCATTGCAAACTGGGTTAAAGGTAGGCGTAACAAATACTTATATTATAGATGCTACGGTTCCTCTTCCAGCAGGTGCTAAGATGTGGTTTGTTAATTTTGCTCAAAATCAAATGAGCATTGTGTCTTCTGCTATTACGGTAGACTTCGTTACTAATATTACTTTAAATGTTTATGATTATTCCTATAGCGATATTTACGAATTAAAAACTAATGCGGATAATCGGCCAAATGTAGTTGATACAACAGCCCTTCAAACATATTTTAGCACCTTATTCAGATACAGTGAACCGTATCAATTAGGTGCTAATATAAATAATACTAATAGATTTTATGCGGTTAATTTTGATGAATTTGATAAATCGTATGGGGACATTATTAGGCTAATTGTAAGGCAAAGAGAAATGCGCGTCTTTCAAAAAAGGAGGTGCGGCAGAGTTGGGATTTACCAAAAATTCATTAAAAATAACGCTGGCAATACGGATTTAGTAGTTTCCGATACAATTATCACTCAAAATAATATTCAATATTTTGAAGGCGAATGGGGTATTGGCAATCAGTCATCTAGTCTTTCCAGTGCAGGATATGCAGATTATTTTGCAGACCCTGTTAAAGGGTACTTCTGTAGATTATCCTTAGATGGGATTGTTCCAATAAGTGAATTATATAAGTGTCAGACTTTCGCTGGTAGTAATCTCCCGAATTATTTAACTAACTATTTCTATGGATTTGGAGGTTTCGCATCCATTCTTTCAGTTTACAATGTACTACCAGATAGAGATAGCGAAATAATATTCTGTCTCCAAAGTGGAGGGCCTACTATTCCAGGAGGATCAGGGATACCCATGCAGGCTATTTCGTTTAACGAGACCATGAATGCATGGCAAAGTTTTTATGATTTTGCTCCAGATAGTATAGTGTGCTGTGAAAATCTATTGTATAGTTTTTGGAATGGGAATGTCTATACACATAATAGTACAAACTATGCCAATTATTATGGCGTGCAGCATCCAGTCAACATTAATCCTTTGTATATCTATCCTGCCTTAGAAAAGAAGAACTTTTTGGCATTAACCCAAGTATGCTCCCAACCTTGGGAATCGCCAGAAATCTACACTAATACTAATTCTTATGGAACCCAAAGGCAAGAAAGCAATTTAGTGGCGGCTGACTACGCTTTATTAGGTGCTGATTATCATGCTGGATTTTGGTTTGACCAACATTCACAAGCTGGATTGATCGATGGAGACGTTCTGTCTGGGAACTTGCTATCGATTCTGTTTCAATTAGATGATCCGGCAGTTTTTGCGTATCTTTCAAATATTTCCATAAGTTGGACAGAAAATAAAATGACCAATAAATGATCGTAAAAGATATTTCTGGGGATGAATTTAAAAAGGCCATTTCGATTGCTTTTTCAAACGACAGCCAAATATTGAGTCTTTATGATCCTAATGTTACCGTGGAATCGGTCGAAGAAATAGTGCAAGATATTATTAAAAAAGTAACCGAACATGGAAATGTTCAATGTAAGGGGATATACGATAAAAATAAACTAGTTGGCTATTTTGTAAGAGGGGCCGGTATGTTGATTAGTTTTGGTCTATGCGTACAATATAGGGTTAGAAAGTATAAAAAGGAATTGTTTGCACTGATAAAGGAAGACTTTAAGGGGATGTTTGTGTGCTTCTTATGGTCAAAGAATGTAAGAGGAATCAGGTATTTGGAAAAGTGTGGGATGAAGGTTATTCAAACAGATTACCAATTAACTAAATTGATTTACAATGCCCGCTAGCGCATCTGCAATACAAGCAATGGCTGGAAAGACACTCGATCAATTAACGGGTGCTGGCCAATTTATAGGGGGTCTTATTGGGCGTGGAAGAAATCAAAAAAATCTGAACAATCTTCAAAACCCAACATATACCCCTAATAAAGCAATTTCAGACTATTATCAGCAAGCTCTTAATAAGGCTATGACAAGTGCCTATAATTCCAATTTCTATAATCAGGCAGAGACGAATGCAGGAAGAGGATTGGCGACAGGAATAAGTGCTTTAGGTGACCGTCGTTCTGGTGTTGCAGGGATTGGTGGATTAGTACAAGGCTCTCAAGATGCCTTAAATAAAGCTGGCGTCCAAGCGGAAGGCTTACAGCGACAAGCATTTGGACAACTTGGACAAGCCACACAAATGAAAGCAGGAGACGACCGATATGCTTTTGATATTAATCAAGAAGCCCCTTTTGAAAGAAAGTATTCCGAATTTTCTGGAAAATTAGCTGCTAATAACCAGCTTATCAATGCTGGGATACAAAATTTGAGCAATGGTCTTACGGGGGGAGGAGGTAATCCAGTTCCACAAGGATTGGGCGGTCTGGGATCAATGATAGGAAATCATTCTGCCTCGTTGCCCTATGCAACGTATAATCCTTCATTGGCTGCAACAAGTGGAGGATACACAAGTCCAGCTAGTAATTTCCCAACTATTCAATAAAATGGCTAGAAGGCATATATTTCAATCGAATCCTAACATGTGGAGCGCTGGTGCGGTGGTGTTGCCGCATCAACAAGCGCATGCTCAGTACGCCAATCAATTAGCGCTACATCAACAAGCTAAGGATCAAGCCCTGTCTCAATACTATGATAAGGTCCAAAGCTCAATAAATCCACAAGGTATTCGAGATGTAGATATGGATGGGTGGCAAAAAAAGGCTGATGAATGGAATAAATTCGGTATAGAGAACAGGCAATTTCTAATTGATCCTAGGCGTGATGGAGGAAAAGCGTTGGGACAATTTAATTCTATGCATAGGGATCTTTTGGGAGATTTGGCTAAATCGAAACAAGCTGCACAAACGGAATTACAGTTAAAAAACATTTGGCTAGACCCTAAAAAAAGGCAGTTATCTACAGCCAAGGATTTAGAAATGTCACACAGAATAGGATTACCAATTTATGATCAGAATCATTATAAGGACGGCATAGCAACTCCATTCGGGGCAGAAGATTTTTCGTTTAATGCCCCCCCCTTCGATTTACCAAAGCAGAAAATGTTATTTCAGGAAGCGACAAGGGGGTTAAAAAAAGATAGGACGTATAACGAGAAACAAGGTAGCGTAAATACTGCATTACAAAGAATATCAGTTCCATACTCTGAGAGATATTCTAATGAGAATCTTAAAGCGATAGCTGAAAGAGTTGGAGCGGCCTATGAAGGAGATCCGTCTATGCAATCCTATTTTGAAAATACTATTCATGATCCCGAGCAATTTGAAAAATTAAATACGGCCTTTCAGTCTGTATATAAAGATAAAAATATAAGCAGTCCAAGAGATGCCGCTATGGCCTTTGGTATTTTAAATAACCAAGGAGTGAACGTGGGAGCCGAGGATAGAAAATGGTCACGACCTCCTGTTGGTAGATCCGGTGGAATGGCCGGGCAACAGTATAACGACATGATAAATTGGGTAAATGGAACCGCTAACGCAATTCAGAAGGGAGATGTATCAGAATTAAAGAGATACGGATCAGCACTTTATCAAGGACCTGTAAAAACTACTCGGTATCAAGATGTAGATTTTGGGCCTTTTCAAGAGCAGTCTGATGTCAACAATTATACTGATCCAGATACCAAAAATATTATTAACGGCAAAGTGGGGGAAGCTGGAAATATAAAACAAGGAGCGATTTTCTATCATAAGGATCATCAATGGAATCCTGATACAAGACAATGGGAAGATGTAATGAATAATACTAAATTCAGTAAAGATGATCCATATTTAAAGCAAAAACTAACTGGCTATTTTCAAACTCACTATGGCCCCATTAGAAAACTTAACGCTACCCCATTCTATCAAAATCAGGGGCAAGAAGATACCGATCAACAGCCGCCTCCTACTGCGGTTAAGACCCCAGCTAACATTAAGGTAGACCCAGATGCATTGTTAAAGAAATATGGCGTGAACTAATGGCAGATAATGATACTATACAGGAGCCTCCAGAAGTAGATAACCAAGATCAAAAACTCCCAGACAATGGTCCGGGACCACAACAGCCTACTTTAAAGGATGAAGATAAACAGCGATTGGTAAAGATTATTACCAAGATGCAAAGCGCTGGAGAGTCGGATGATAATATTAAGGCTGTAGTCAAGAGATTTCAGGAGATAAATGGAGCACCAACTAATTCATTGCCTTCCGTTGATAAATCAGTTAAATCAACTAGCCAAACACTTGATCAACCTATTCAATTCAATGGTACATTTCAGCCTGATTTAGAGGGAGAGAAAAAGGGGCTATATTTGAATGACCCTCAGTATCAGCAACAAAAAAACGATTTTGTTGATAGGGTATTGACTGACCCTAAAGGAAGATTATTATATCCTGAGCAAGATCCAGCTACTGGCAAGTGGCAAAACTACTACACTAAAGAGCCTCTGCCTAACTTTGATCCACAGGAGATGCAAGGAAGAATTTTGCAAGTTCCGCATGCATATTTGTCCGCAACTGGTGGTAAGCAGTTTATAAGTCCAGTATACGACAAAGAAACGAATTCCTACAAATTCCCAGGAGTTCAGACTCCCGATGTACCTACTATACAAACACTTCCTCAAGCTACTGTATATGTTAAAAAATGGGAAGAACCAGATAAAACGGCATATCAAGGTCCGACTAAGTTAATGGTGGATGAATCTGATAGCCAAAGAGGAGAATTAAGAGATGTTTTAAAAGAACACCCAGAATTAGATCAGCAAATTAAAGAAACCCTCAATAAATATGGTTCTCAATACGGCCATTCATTGCAAACTGGAAGTGGTTCAATGGCTAATGTCCTTCAAAAAACAGTAGAAGATCACTACGACTTAACTAAGCCGCTGCCTAAAACTATCGATCAGGAAGTATTAAATGGGCATCTTAATATCTTAAACAATTTCGATACTAATCGACAAGAGTTCGAGGCTCGCCAAAGAGATTTACAGCATCAGGCTGATTTATTGACTGATAGAGCAAAGCGAACAGGGCAGCCAGTCTCTTCGGAAGATGCTGAACGGTTAGCTCAGAAAGCCTCCCAAAACATTAAAACGTGGCAAGAGTATGCTAAGTCAGTTCAATTCTCACAAAATTATGTGAATCAACCAGAAGTCCAAGATTATCTTACTCAATTCAAAAAGAGACAACAAGGCATACAACTATTGGATGAGATAAATCAACGGGCATTCCCCAATGAGGTTAAATCTCAAATTAAGCAAGATGAATATGATCGAAAAGCTATTGAAGGCAATTTGAATGCGTGGGACTATACAAAAAATACACTAGGCCGAGCATTTAGTGGTCTTTCTAATGTAGGCGAAACAGCACTTAAAATATTACCCGGAGTACTCACCGGAGGTGCTGTTAATTTTGATCCATCCTTTATTGAGAAGTTGAATAATAATGCGCAACAAGTAATAGCAAAACATTTGCCAACGATTTCGCAAGAAGGACTAGAGGAAATGACAAAGCATGGAATGGGACATACCATTAACGATCTTACAGGGATGGTAGGAAGTTTTGCACCATATATTGTTCCCGGATTAGCAGAAGAGGGGCTAGGGGCTAAAGCGGCCACATTTGGAACGGCTCTTGCCGAATCCATGCCAGAAGCCCAAAGAGAAGCTGAAAAACAAGGATTAACAGGTTCGGCCTATAATATGTACGTAACGGCCAAACCATTGGTGAATGCCGCCTTTATGACGTTATTGCCAAATGCCAAATTTGCCAAAGGGTTTGATAATGATGTGGCCAAAGCTGTAGTAAATGGTGAATTTAATAATCCTCGTGCAGCATTAATTAATCTAGCTAAAAAGGTAGCAACAGTACATCCTGGAGATGTGGCGCATTTGCAAGCCATGTTGTCTGGAACGGCACTAGGAAATGCTTTGGTTAATGGAATTACCAATACACTTCAAAGTTCTCAGGATTTACAAAGAGGAATAGGGAGAAAAGAAGGACTTCCTGTAGAACTATCGGGCATCTTCAATCCAAGGCAAACCGTTATTATGGCTATGGCTGGAAAATTATTGGAAGCCGTACCTACCCTGAAGAATTCGATAGGAGACTTGCAAAAAGGAAAAAACATTCAAGAGACCTATAACAATATTGAAAATAACTTAGTTGAATTGGCTGGTCATAATTTAGAAGGAGTTAGCCAACAAGTACAGAAATTGTTGAAGAAAGATCCGGGAAACATATATGCCCAGCATTTAAAGAACACTTTAGAGGATTTTGCTCACGCAGAAGCCAGAATGCCAGAGGGATTAGAACCTGAGCAAAAAGCTGCTTTGTTCGGGGTACAGAAGCAAATCGAACAGAAAAAGAGACAAATGGCATATGCTGATCCAGCGTATGCTACTCACCTTCAAAAGAATATAGACGAATTAAATAAGCAAATTCCTGAAATATTAAAGGACAATAAGAAGGCTCTTGATTACATGAAAGATGCCCATAAAGACTTTGCAGAATCAATTTTATCATCTAAAACAGAAAGCGATGAAGAAACCAAAGCCGCTACAGATCCCGAAGCCGAAGGGCAGCAAGGGCAAATAAGCGAAAAACCAGTTGAAGGGGCAGCTATTAAAGGCGAGGAAGGTGGTGCTGCTCCTTCTCTTTCAGTTGAAAAAGATCCTAATTTTAGAACATTGGATTATGGTGATAACAAGGGTAAGGAAGAGAATGAGGAAGCCCAAGAAAAAATTAAACAAGAGATTCTGAATGATGATAGGATAGGATCTAATGGGGAAAAATTTAGTGAATTTGTTGGTCGGGTAATCCCTGCAATGCAGTATGCAATGGAAAGTGAGCCACATAATACAGCCATTATAACTCACTCTTCCGTTATTAAAGCCCTTAGAGTATGGGAAGAAATGGGGCGTCCCGACAAAATTGAAGGGAGTAAATTAAAAGAATTTTCTCAGAGATATGTAGATTTGAAACCAGAAGCAGAAGGGAAGGTTCATACGTTCAAAGGGGATAATGGGAATGATATAAAAGTGGTTAGGCATGGAGAGACAGAGGACAATAAACTTTCTGAATTTAGGCAAGATGACACCCAGCTAACCGAAAAAGGTAAAACGCAAGCAGAAAATGCTGGTAGTAATCTAATTAAAGAAACTAATGGCGAAGTGCCAAAAATAATTTCATCTGATTTGCCTAGAACACTTCACACATCTGATATTATTAATCAAAAGTTACTAGATCATGTACGAAAGCAACCAACAGAGGAAGTACTTCAACGTGAACAAGAAGAAACTGGAAGCACAAGAGGTGAACGTGGACGAGTGGAATCAGGAGAGCAAGGGGATGAATCTTCCAGAGAAAGTGGACAGTCCAGAAAGTCAGACAAAGAAGAAAGTAAAAGTGAGAGTAAAGAAGCAGATGTAAGCGACTTGCCTTTTATAGACGAAGAAGGAGATGATGAATTTACTAGTACTCGTAATAAAGTTACAAGAGAAAAAGTAAAGGAAAGCGGGTTAAAGCCAGCAATGGAAGAAGCGGCCAGAGATTTTGGTACAGTATGGGAACAAGCAAAGAAAAAAATAGCCAAAGGGGAAAATATAGAAGGACTCATAGATAACCTTTCTAAAAAACCTAGGGCCGTTACAGATTTGGAAAATGCCATGATTTTATGGCATCAAAATGTAAAAGAATCTCAATTAGCAGCGGCAAACAAGGATTTAAAAGAAGCAACTGAATCTGGTGATGATGAAGCATGGAATAATGCACAGGATAGACGAGTTAAATTATTAGATGACCTTCAGAAAATCTATAATGTAGATAAGGCAATAGGACGTGAAACGGCTAGGGGGTTGAATGCCAGAAAAATGATAGCGGATAGACGGTTCTCTTTAATCAATATGCAGCTGGAGAAAAGTGCTGCGAATGGCGGCAAGGAACTCACAACAGAACAACAATCCGAACTTCAGAAGCAATACGAGGATATTAAAAAGACGAAGGAGGCATATGAGGCAAAAATAGAGGAATTAACCAAACAAAATGCTAAACTCGCTGCTGAGAGACAAATTGCTACCGAAAAGAAGGGAGTTTCAAGAAATAGAAAAACAAAGCAAGAATACAATACAGAACGAAAGGATATTTTAAAGAAAATGAGGGCAGATCTTTTAAAGGCCGCTAAGGGTGGCGAAGGATTAACTTCTTCAATTCCATTCGCCGCTCAATTAAAAGCGATTGCCCCTCACATACCGGATTTAGTAAAGAGTTTCATTGAGGAGGGTATTGATAAGATAGAGGATATTACCAAGCACATAGTTGATTTGCTCAAACCAGATATTCCAGATATTGAAGAACGTCATGTACATGATTTAATATCAGGAGTTTACAATACCAAAGAAGAGCCAAAAGAACTCACAGATAAAGAGAAGGCTAGAAAGGGGAAAAATGAAAAAATAAGGAATGTAAAAAAAGAGGCTCAAATACAAAAATATAGAGTTACTGATCCGAAGTTGTTAAAAGCACAAGCTGATTATGAAAGAGCTAAGGATAAATACTTGCAAGGGCTAAAGGTTGATGAGAAAAAATCAAGATCTTTATTCCAAAAGACGCAAGATACATTCTTAAAATACGAGCGGTTTGCAAAATTATCGAATCCGATAACATTAGGCAAATTGACGGCTGCCGCTATCACAAGATTAGCAACTACGCCTATCGAAAGCGGAGTGGGAGCAGTATATTCTGCTGTATTACCGGGAATAGCTAAAAAGGCTCCGGGAGAAGCCGGAATAAATGTTAATGCGGCTGCTAGAGGATATAGGGAGGCTTTCATGAAAGGATTATCGGATGCGGCCATTGTTGCCAAAGGGGGTAAAACAGATATTGAGGCCGTCTTTGGTAAAAAAGGACATCCGCCACCAGAGGCTATAGATTTCTTCGGTCAACTGCATAGCGCTATTAAAGCCCCTGTGAAGAGGTTTGCATTTGAGCGGTCATTCCAGAAAAGATTAGCTAATAATATTAAAAATGGAGTTGCCATAGATGGCATGACAGAAGCTCGGATTGCTATGGAAGCGTATAAAGATGCGGAAAGATCTATCTTCATGCAGGACAACCCGATTTCTAAAGGCTGGACAACAGCTATGAGTCAATTGGAAAAGTCCGGGGAAACAGGCAAACTGGTAGCCACAATAGGGCAATGGCTAATTCCTTTCGTAAAAGTACCCACAAATATATTGGGCGAAACTCTTTCAAATGTTATTGGACCTGAAGTAGCCATTGGTAAGATTATAGCCACAAGCCTGGGTAAGGGATTAAAAAATCTATCTCAGGATGAGGCGGAAAGTATTATGCGAAACCTTAAAAAGGGAACTATTGGGCATGTAGCATTAATGGCTGGGTATCTTCATCCGGAAGTCTTTGGTGGATATTACCAGAAAGGAGAGAAGAGAAAACCGGGAGATGTTAAACCGGGAGATATTAAGATAGGAGATGTAACAATTCCTGCGTGGGTTACAGAAGCCCCCATCTTTCAAGCCATGCAAATTGGGGCTACAGTTCGTCGTGTAAAGGATTCCTTAGTTAAGGGGAAAGCGAAAGGATTGGGAGAAGGCATTTGGGGCGGCGCTTTAGGGTTAATGTCTCATGAACCACTAATTGACGAGCCGTCCCGACTTACTGGAATGATGGCTAGTGCCAAAGAAAGAGAATATTTCCTAGGGGAATTAGCCAAGAGTACTTTAGTCCCAGCGGTATCCGAATATGCGGCTAAAGTATTGGACCCCGTTGATTCACGGCCTACACCTGAAAAGATGATAGAACCTGCTAATTTAAGACAACCTTCCACTATAGGAGAACATATAGAGAGCGCTATACCTGTATTGAGAGAGAATGTAGGTAAAAAGAAAAAGAAATGAGAAAATATTATGCTTTAGATAGTGGGGATGTTGCTTCTAGTCCTTCCTTGGCCGAAGTGTCTAAAATGGTTACCCCCATAGATGCGGCTGCCCCCACATCAATTAGGCCACTTCCTATTACCGCCCCTGTTTTAAAGTCTACTCCTAATAGGATTCCTCTTCCCAATTATGAAGATCCAAAATCAAGAGCCAACTATCTAACGCAATGGCAGTCTGTTCATGGCCCTTTAGAAGGAAGAGGGGATACTGTATTAAAAGTCAATGAAATACCTAGGGGGAGCACTTTGAGTGCTAAAGTATTATCTGCACAAGCTGCTAGTAAATATGGCATCGATCCAGCACTTCTATACTCTTCTGCTATGGAAGAAGGAATGAGCGGCTTATTCAAAGACAAGAATACTGGGATTGATACCAAACATCGAAAACCTACAGATGTAGGGTACCAAGATTTCTATGGAGATAAAGATTTCCCTGTAAATGGGGATTGGAGTTTTGGGCTAAATACTTTCTCAGATCGATATCCGGATCTTGTTAAAAAAGGCTACTTGCCTTCCTCTTTTGTCAATAATTTTAGAGGCCCTAAGAATGAAGGTCAATGGAATAAGAATGATTTTAAAGATGCAGGTAGTGCTATGCAGGCTAAAGCTGCTATGCTTAAATATCACTATGATGATATAGATTCTTATGCTCGCCAACGTGGAATTACGCTTTCCCCTAAAGCAAGAGACTTTTTTGCACTTGCAGAATATAATGGCGGAGAAGGCACCGGCCATCAGATGTTAAACGACTATTATAATAACGGACACCTAGAAGGAGATAAATTTTTGGAAAGTCGTCCCACAACGGGAAAAGGGTTGAAGTCAACTTCTTATAAAACCGTATACGATAATGTATCTAGGAGATTGAAAATGAGGGAAGGGCTAAAAAGCGAAGGATTATTTGATAATTAGAGAATCTTTATTTAATTTGGCATCTATATACAATAAGGGACAGACCCAAAAAAATAAAAATCCCCTTTATCAAAATTCTGTTAAATACAGATAAGCCCATTAGATATGGTGGAATAGTCGAGAACTATCCATATCATTTATGTAAAGGGGAGAATCCCAAATTAATTTTCTCTAAACCAGTCAACAATGGCTTGAAGATTCTCTTTCATAAGCTCAAAGGGGGGACAAAAAATGGTTTTTGGAAGGGTACTATCCTTGGCTACCGCAGTTGCCAACACATTTTTAAAAACGTTAGTGGTATTAGAGAATAGAGGGTATAGTTCGTCTGCTGTTAGGCTTCCATCAGTGTGAATATGATGGAGGAACTCCATATAAGCAATAGTATATTTTGATCGTTCGGCAATGTTAGTACCTTGAACAACTGGAGTGATTTGCAGAAAAAGAAGATTTCCAGATTTTTCTTTTTTAATATCAAAAAGGTATTCGCAATCTGGATTTTTAAAAAGGGGGATATCAAATTTAGGTTGCCCGATTTGTGGAGTTTTAATACTCAGAATCATGTTTTATTTTTTGATTGTTTATAAATGAGTGCCCTTTCTGCTTCCAACAGGAGGGCATTTTTCATATTCTTTCTACATAATACAAGTAGGTTTTGTCTGGGTATTCGATAATGAAGGCTGCATAATGAGGGGCTTTCTCGGATTCGTATATTTTTTGGCTGATTTTGCACTTAACTTGTTTAAAATCAGATGCCCAGAAGGTATAAGTCGCCACACTATCTTGTTCAAAGGCTTCTATTGGTTTTCCTATAAGGTGATATACCTGGAGGGAGGGCGAGTGGATATAAAGAACGGAGCTATCCATATCGAACTCTACGGGCATATTCTTTAGATTCTTGATTTCTGGCGGATCTACCACTTGATTCTGATACTTAGTGCATATAAATTGGGAAGCTGTAAAACGGTACAATTGAGCGATACAATGATTCGCCAATAGTATAAAAACTGCTATTAATGTATAGATTCTCTTTTTTGAAGTAGAAGGCATAGATATTATTATTAGCTAGTGGCATATTTTTCATCATGATTAGCCATTATATAATAACTCCATATTGGGAATATAAAACAACTTATCAGTAGAAATAAATCCAATATAGATTTTGCATCTTTTTGGGATGCATCATAAGGGGTAAATACTTTTTCTGTTTCTGTAGTCTCTCCATTTTCCCACTTTGTGGTATACGAATATGATTTTGTTTGACCAGCCATAATTTTCTCGCAAATAAAAGCTGATGCGCGTTGACGACTAAAAAATAAAATCAACCCGCATAAAACGGTCAAATAAAAACCAGCGTGCTTAATAGTTCGATTAGATAAGGAAAATGAATTAATGCTAAATCCCTTTAAAAGAATGCAGGTAATTGGCGTCAAGATTAACAGAGATAAATAAACATAGGGGAGCAGAAAAAGAGCGCACATTATGACACAGACAATGCCAGCCATAATAAATCCTAAGATGTAATCTTTAATACTTTGAAACATGGTAAATGATTAAATAGCCCATCGTCCCTAAATGGCGGTATTAAAAAAATTTGCGTGGGACATTAGCCACTCAGGATCAAGAGGTACTAGCAATACCCGACGTTCCATGAAATGACTAAAGCCCACGCATTGCGTGAGCGATCAGTCTGAGTTTCGTTGGAACGTTAAAGGAAAGTGCTAGTTTTCTTGATCCCGGAAATCAGCTAAACGCTAATTATATGTAAGGACAAATGTTAGGATAAACACTTTATCCGGGGGAGCTCTTGTTAATTCTCATATCTGGCGATATTTTGCGTTAATAAATTACGTTGCTTTACAAAGAACGATAAAATAGTAGAAATAGTGAAGCGGCAACTGTTCTCTTTCCGCCAACGCAGGGAATCGCCAGAGTCCCGTAGACAGATTGAGGGGTTGCCGCTTTTTAGTTAAATCAGGCCATTAGGAGGATAAACCCACCTCTCAATAGGACGAAATGGGATTACGTTTTCACTAAGTAATTGAGAAGTAACCCAAAGGAATAGAAAATAGCCGACAAGGACAATACGGGCAACTACTTATTTAACCTGTAGCCTTAAAGGGCTAAAAAAGGGTGTTTTAACGGTATGGGTGAAAGTTCTTTTGAATTATCTTTCGATTCTTAAAGTTAACTTTCGCATCATAAAATGAAAGAGGCCATTGATTTATATGCTAAAATCGTAATCGCTATGTTTAGCTTCATTGGCCCTTCTTTTACTCTTTTGATTGCTTTATTTGTTCCTGCCATAGAAAGGTCAAAAATTAGACATAAATCAAGAATGAGTACCTTGCAGGAGATTATATCTAAAAATATTGTAGAGGGAACCAATTTTGAAGCTATGGTTTCCACTGGGAAAGAACAGTTAGATAAATTACAAAAGACTAATAAAAAGGAACTTACGTTTTTGAATCCCAAAATTCAGGTGAAGAGGTTGTCGTTTGGGTTGGTTCTTTCTATAATTGGGATCGAATTTTATTATTTTGAACATTCTCAGTTTTGGCATTGGGCATCTCCCTGGTGGAAGATAGGAGTGCTATTAATAAGTGCGGGAGGATTCGTATATTGTATATATGTTCTTTGGCAGTTATTTTGCACTATTATACGGATAAAGACAGAGGATGAAACGACCAAACAAGAAGGGATCAAACCACAAGTTAATCCCTCTATAAATACACAATAATGAGCACTTTTAAAGTCATACAAATACTAAGTGCCAATACCATCCGCGTCGCTCCCGGATGGACAGTTGCTATAAATGGGGAATCATTTGAAGACGATAAAGTAAGAATTTCTGGACTAAAGGTAGATCCTACCAATGCATATGTCCAGCATCGATTGACTTCCTTTCTTTTACAGAAAGGGGTTGAACTTATCAACGCGACACTTATTCCGAATGTTGATTTTGTCGGAGCAAAAATATCTTGCGATGTTATTTTGGATGGGACAAACATCACTTATTATTTCCCTGAATTTAGGGAAGGTTTAAAGGTTACGGGATAACTTTCCCAATCACCTAAGAGTAAGAACAAACTCTTGGTTATCAAACTCCACCTTAGAAGAAATCCCCTTTTCCGCGTACTGAGCTAAGAGGAACCGAGCAAATTCCTTGTTTATCGGCGACTGAAGCCATTCTTCCCCTATCTCTACTCTTATAGACCATTGTCTTGTAGGAGCCCAATAGCGAAGATGGGTAATACGGGCTATCTTCTCCGCCCTTTTCTTTTTAAATAGTGATTTAAACATAGACCTCTAACCTAAGAGATCTTGAAGAGTATGCTTTACGGAAAGCCGTAATTAGGTGTAGTTAATCCTTTTTAACAATTTAAAATTAGGCAGAATCGTGGACAAGATATATCTTAGAGCCATGGTAAAGAACATGAAAGAGTTGGCTAAGAAATTTCCCGACGAGGCGAGCTGCCGGGCATTTTTAGTTGAATACCGCTGGAATGGTGTTCCGACATGCCCTTACTGTAATTGTCCGAGATCCTATGCCATTGAGGGAGGAAAGCGGTTTAAATGCGCCAATAAGGAGTGCTTCAAAAAGTATAGTGTACTGATGGGAACGCCAATGGAAGGGAGCAATATTCCATTAACCACATGGTTCTTAGCTATATATATGATGACGGCCCATAAAAAGGGGATAAGCTCTTGTCAATTAGCCAGAAATGTAGGAGTAACGCAGAAAACAGCTTGGTTTATGCTTATGCGCATCCGGGAAATGCTTCGGGAAAAGGCTCCCCTCCTCCTGGAAGGAGAAGTGCAAGCTGACGAATGCTATATAGGAGGATCAGAGAGCAATAAACACAAGGATAAGCAGGCAGCCAACAGGGAAGAGGCCGCAGCCAAGAAAATGCCCGTAGTAGGTCTCCTTCAAACTAAAGGCCCCTTGATATTAAAGGCTATGCCATGGGTTGCCAAAAAAGAGGTTGAAGACTTTGTTCTTGCCCACGTAAAGACAGCCTCAACTTTTGTAACAGACGGCCTCACATTATATAATAAAGTGGGCAAAAAGATGAACCACATCGTAGTGGACACTAGAATTTCGAACAAAACCAAGGGGAAGCACAAAAATGGCATAGAAAACGCTTGGAGGCACTTCCGTCTTTGTATTGACGGCACCTACCATAGCGTCAGCGATGAGCACATGCAACGATACTGTGAGGAATTCTGTTATAGGTTTAATAGCCGGCATCTGTCTGATGGATTCAGATTTTGCCTAACTTTCCATCAAATGGAAGGTCGATTGACCTACAAACAACTCACAGATCATGGCCAAGACGAAAAAAGAGAAAACGGCACCCCCTTCTACCCCATCGAAACGGGCGAGTAAGTATGAAAAGAAGGTCAAGATAAAGGGCTCTTTCGAAGATGTCATGAAAGCTATGATGACTCCTCCCCGCCCCCCTAAAGAAAAATAGGAATTGGGAGAAGTGCCAGAAAATATAACTCATATAGTACAGCCAGATAGATTTTGGTGGAACGTCATTGAGGCGAAAGCGCTTTTTGCCGAGCCAGACATAAATTATTCCTACCATCCCTATACATTAGTTTTTCAGGAGCCTAATCTTCCCAAGATGATAAAAGTGAGATCATTTATCTATCTGGATATTATTTTGGGCAATTCTCAACTCTTAGATGCTGGGGTAGTAACTGATTATGATGTTCACGTAGATAGTATCGGTAATATAATAGACGAACTACTGAGAATAGGAGAGGACGCTCATCTTCGATTCCTACAAATATTTAAAGAGCGCAATTCTCCACCATATATTTCTCCCACATTTCAGCCGATTTTGGACCTTGAGGTTTTGGATCAAAAAATCCGACAACTTGTCGAGACTGGAGCTTCCTATTAACGCCTTCTACAAATGCTAGTGTAGTTTTCAAAATTTCTACTACTGATTGGTCTTTTTTCTCTTGTCCCATATTATATATAAGTACTAAAGACTTCGGTTTAGAAAGATAATTTGTCCAAATATAGGAAATTTAGTATAAATTTGGGAAATTCCTGTTAAAAGATGGCATTCAGCGCTAGTTATACAATAACGCCAACGGGAAATCCAGCGGCTTTCACCATTACTGACACTAGTACGGGGTCAGACGGGGCCATCACCGACAGATCTATCCTTCTCTATACAAGTTCCAATTCTTTATATGTTCCTGCTATAGACTTTCCCCTTTCTGATGGAAGTTCTATAACAATAGCACCATTGACTTCAGATGTTGCTTTAAATGTAGTCGTTTTATGGAAAGATAGTAGTGGGAATACACTTTATACTGCTAGTCAGATTTTTGCCTTTGTCCAATACGGCCTTCAATTTTTACAGTCATTAACACAGACCCAAATATCCAATCCCCTCGTTATTAACGAACAAAGTTGGATTAATAACAAATTCCTTATTTTCTTAGAGATTCAAAGCGCACTAAATGCCATTAATATAGGACAATCATTGTATGCAGCTCAGTCTTGCATTCTTAGGTATACTCAAATGATTACAAACCAAAACTTGTATTTCTAATGGCATCTGAGTTTACCATAATACAAATACTTGAATTCGCTCAAATATCTCAATATATATCAGGGAATGATAAGTCCTCTTTGAAACAATTGCAAAGTGGGTCTTTTATAGGCAATCTTTCTCGATTACTTTATATGGAAGGGACATTGTTGCAAAACTTAAATAGCCTTAATCCGAGTAGTTCTACCTTACGAGGAACAGCCGAATATGTTCTTTCTCTTTGTGGGAAATACCTATTGCAAGCCCAGAATATTATTAACGGATTAGCGGGGTCCCCTCCAGTTATTTCTGGACCGTCTAATCAAAGTGTAAATGTAGGTCAAACAGCAACATTCAGCGTTTCGGTAACGGGAACAGCACCATTTACTTATAAATGGTTTTTGAATGGGAATCCAATTATCGGGGCAACATCATCTACTTATTGGGTGCCTAATGCTCAATTATCCGATAGCGGAGGTTTGTATTCTGTTCAAGTAACAAATTCTGCGGGGCAAGCCACTAGCAATACTGCTACTCTTACGGTAACAGCCTCAATACAAGCATTTTGGTATTATGGTTCTGCTGATCCATATCCAGCATTAAGCATGGGAGTAGATAATTTAACCTACCAGATTAGCCAGTCTATTACACATAATACACCCATTGTAATAACCTATCCCACGGCCGCAGAAAATAATCAATATACCGTATTGAGATACCCTATTACGGAAAACGCCAAAACTGCTTGGGTAAATACTCAACTCAACCAAGGTCAAATTCCCGATTCCATTATGAGAGCTATTTTTACAATTGGGAATAATCAATATGTGGTATCGCGTGTAGCTATGAGTTTGGACAGTACCGCATCCACCCTAACATATTCTTAGCATGAAGAAATTTATAAGTATATTTTTTTTATTGTGTTTTATTAAGGGCGTAGCTCAGTATAACCCAGCACTTTTCACTACTACTAATAAAAGTTTAGGCGTAGCGCAAGCTGTAAGTACAGATGCCCGGTCTTGGTTCTATGATGCGGCTAATTTTGTGATGAGAGATTACCAATCCGCTAATGAAGTAAACACATATCTTAATCAACCAAAATATAGGAGCGGCCACTTCCCCGTGTACATTCATCTTGGAGGCACCTTAACTAGTGGAGTATGGTTAGGAGGAACAACCCAAGTTTGGTGGTATCAAAATGGAGTTGCAGACTCTAATTTGGTTAGATGGTACACCGATTCTGTTTCAGGAGGACCATTCTTTGCGGTCGCTAACAATCTGTCAGAGGGGAATCCTTCATTAATTAAAACTACCCTTGGCCTAGATAATGTAGATAATACGTCAGATGCTCAAAAAAATGCAGCAACAGCTACTTTAACTAATAAAACAATTTCAGGGTTAAATAATACCTTTTCAAATATTCCAAATAACGCGTTATCCAATAATTCTATTGGATTAACTATAGGGACCTCTGGGATAGATATTGGTGTTACAACAACGCCCGCACAATTGGGAACTAGTTTGGTTTTGCAAATTCCATCTGCTGGAACTGGATCAAGGGGGGCATTAACTTCGACAGATTGGAATAAATTCAATAACAAATTAGATAGTGTAGTTGTTTCTGGAGACTCTATTTATGATTGCACTAATGGCACATGCACTTTCAGGGGATTATTTAGTGGAACGGGGGGCATCGCAGTACTGAATGGTCTGAATGCCACTACTCAATCTTTTGCTACAGGGACTAGTGGCTCAGATTTTAATATTATTTCTGCCGGTAGCACACACACCTTCAACTTACCAGATGCATCCGCTACTACACGAGGATTACTTAATTCTACCGATTGGAGTGTATTTAATGCAAAACAAACCCAACTCAATGGGACTGGATTAGTTCGGATGTCTGGGACTACTGTATCCTATGATAATTCAGTATATTTAACTAATATTACTGGGTTAATTACGGCAGGAACGGGGATATCTATTGGTGGAAGCGGGACTTCTGGATCTCCATATACTATTACTGCCACGGGAAGCGGAGGTCTATCATTGACCACAACTGGTACGTCTGGTGCTTCTACTCTAACGGGATCAGTGCTCAACATCCCTCAATATCAAGGACAACTTACCTTAACTACTACAGGATCTTCGGGAGCAGCTACTCTTATAGGAAATACCTTAAATATACCTCAGTATAGTGGAGGGGGAGGGGGAAACACAAACAGTAATATAGGATCTGGGTTTAGATGGGCTGTGCCGAATACGAATAACATCAAAACTTTTTTTGTAGTAGGAGGTACATTAGATAGTACAACTAACTCAAATGCTCTCACACTAACGATTCCCACCTATCAACCTAATCTGACTAATAGGGGGAGTGGATTTAGGCTCTTTGATCCAACAACTAATGGGATTAAATCTCTAACCTGTACTGGTTGTACATTAGACTCTACAACTACAGGTCAAATTGGTATTACAGTTACAGCAGGAGGAAGTGGAACAGTAACCACCGTTAGTGCTGGTAATCTCTCCCCTCTTTTTACTACTTCTGTAGCTACAGCCACAACAACCCCTGCGCTTACTTTTACGTTAAGCAATGCGACGGCAAATAGTATTTTCGGTAATAACAGCGGATCTAGTGCTGCGCCATCATTCTTTGTACCCACTGCAACTACCCTTAATACTTGGTTTGGGGGGACTATTCAGGGGGCGTTAACTGTAACAACAACAGGCACTTCTGGGCCTGCTACTTTAACGGGAACCACATTGAATATCCCTCAGTATTCAGGTGGCGGAGGGAGTGCTGCTGGTCCTTTAAATAGTGTTCAAATAGATAGTGCTGGATCGTTTGGGTCAGTCCCTGGATTTTTGGCTACAAGAGCAAATGGTTTTGTACAGGCGACCTTATTTGAAGGCAAACAAGCGGTTTATGTAGGAGATACAGCAAGCTCCTTAATTGTTGGAACAGTATTTTCCGATAATTTTAATAGGGCATCTCTTGGGGGCAATTACAATTCTAATCTTACTGGAACTGCACTTACCTTCCCATCGTCCTCCTACATGCATGTGGTTGGCGGATCTACAAGTTTCGATAGCTACATAGAAAGAGTTATACCTACTGGATTGAATTTACATAGCGATTCGGTCGTGTTTATTCCTCAATCGCTAACCTCATCTGACTTTGGTTTTGGTTTTGGTATGTATTCAAAAAATACAACCTATTCCAGAGGGTACACTGTTCAGGCTCCAATGTCAACCGGGTTAGCTGGTACAGAGCTTTTTTATACTGACGATGGGACTATCCACACGCAGCAGTATCCGGGGGGGGCTATGATTGGGATGTCAGTGGGAGATACTTTGGTGGCTACGGCAACACGTACCGATTCTACCGTTATATTTACTCTTAGGAATAGAGCCACTAATGATGTATTTACACATACATACCTTTATCCTGCCACGGTTACAACAGGCTCTACCCAATTGTCAAATACTGGGTACTATAGAATGTATTTCTTTGGGGGAACATTCGATATTCTCAATTGGACGGTCTTCTCTCCAGAACACCAACACGGGATAGTTTGGGTGGGGAATAGCATCGAGGCGGGATATGCTGCTACTAATTGGGATGAAAGGTATTTAAACTTATTATACCCACTGAACAGGGCAATATTTGATGCCCAAGGAGGGCCGGGAGATAAATCAGCCGATGGTCTCGTGGGCGTTCCTTCTTTACTTTCACATAATCCAAAGACGGTTGTCATCGCCTTAGGGGTAAATGATAGAGGGACAGGCGTCCCAACAAGCACGTATTCGACCAATATCGACAGCCTGATAAGAGTGTCAATAGCAGCCGGCGCTACGCCTTACCTCCTTGGAAATGCACCTCAAAATTCCGGAGATATTACACCGTATAATGACACATTGATAGCATTAGCTGGGAGGTATCACATACAATACATAGACATATTTGATACGCTGGCTAATGGAACAAATTATGCGGATCAGTTTACCGTAGATGGCGTCCATCCAAATAGCGCAGGACACGCTGCAATAGCTGCTCAAATAAGACTTCAAGCCCCATCTTTATTAGTGAACCCTCAATTAAGGATGGATAACGCCCAGTCATTATTAAACGATCCAAATGCTAGGATTGCTCTTTGGAGTCCCACAGCAGGATTTGGGGCAGGTATCCTCTTAAGAGATACTACACCATACGTGAAGCTAAGCCCAACTAGCCAGCAAGTAGGGTTTATTAATGTACAGTCGATACAAAATGGGGTTACCCCAGATGGTAATTTACCAAACTGGTTTGTCAATAATAAGCAGAATTATGTCAACTTCGGGTTGCAAAATATTTCCGATATAGGGTATTCTGGTTTTGCACTTTATCAAGCCAACAATAATTTAGGAGCAACCATAGCATGGAATAATGGGGGTATCACCGGATTGGGCGTAAATGGGCCGAATAATTTTAATATAAGAACTCGAATGGCAGGATCAGGCATAGGCTTAACCGGTGGTGATGGTGGCAATAGAGCCACCTCCGATTTTGAAGTAGATTCAGGCCTAATCGTTAACCGGTCAGCAGCCACTTTTCAAACGTTAGCCACTTTTGCGGCAGCGACTACTTCCACTCCGTCTATTTTATTAACTTCTTCCGGTGGGGTTAATCCAACCACTCCTTCTTCAGGTATGTTGTGGTGGAACGGGACTAACTTGTATTTTAATAATGGCAGTGGCAATGTAGATCTTTTGGCTGGTGGAGGTGGTGGAATTTCATTGACTACTACGGGCACTTCAGGCGCTTCTACGTTGACAGGGACTACGCTTAATATTCCTCAATATCAAGGGGCGTTAACATTAACAACTTCTGGGACATCTGGAGCAGCTACTCTCAGTGGAAATACCTTAAACATTCCGCAATATAGCGGCGGAGGGGGCTCTCAAAATTTAGAATCAGTATTGACTACGGGCGCTACCTTAACGAATCCGCATACTATCACCAACACTAGTCAGATATTGTCCTTTACAGGAGGGTTGTATAAGTTCAATGGATTCTCGGCAGATACGACTAACACCGCCTATATCATAGGAAAGAAAAAGGATAGCTCACTTTATGAAATTCCTTTATCTCAATTCTCCTCCTTGTTAGGATCAGATACATTGTTCGCTAATGGTAGTCTTCAGTTAAGCGGGGATACGATCTCTTTAATAGGAGATAACGTAAGTCCCGGTAACAGTATGTATTATGGCACTAACGCCAGTGGAGTTAAAGGATTTTTCGCGTTAACAGGGGGCGGCACTAATATATATACTTCAGATGGAACTATTTCTTCTTCGAATAGAACGGTAACGATACCTTCAAATGGGAGCCTTACTTTTCTTGGAAGCGGGGCCGACAATATTAACATAAATGCTGCCCCTTCTGGGACGATCACATTAGAAGGGAATGCTATTAATTTACAATCTGGGAACACTGGGGCGGTAGTGGTTACCGGAGGTGTAGCTTTAGGACAAACAGATATAACTACAAGCGGAAGCGGGATAGTGGTAGCTATAAATTTTTCTAATTATGCCATTGATCCCGCAAGCGTTATACCAACATACACTATAACACTGCCATCCACGTTGCCAGATGGATTTATTGCAAATTTCTTTTTTGGAGGAACCATAACATCCGGCACGGTTATAACTACACTTTCGGTAGGAACGAGTGGTGCTACAATAGTTCAAAATTCGGCTCCAACAACAGCATCTGCTGGAGATTATATATCGTATAAATTTTTTACAAATGGTACAATTAAAAGGTGGTACAGGGTTCATTAGTATGCTATTGATTATAGTATTGCCAATGGGTTTAAAAGGGCAATCGTTATTTGATATTTATTCTAGACCGTCTAAACTAATATCTAGTAATTATTCTATCTCCCTATTCGATGTAACTTTGGTAGTTAACTCTAATTCAGGCAATGACACCCTGACTCTTCCTGCTGGGGCTCAGGCTTATTCATCTGCCAATCAAACCGGATTAATATATCATATTAAGAATATAGGGGTAAATAATGTGTATTTAAGAGTGTTCCCTTCTTCTGGAGATTCTATTGAGAGTTCAATATCAATATATTTAATATCTCCATCTATGACAAGTAGAGAGGTGCAGCCTGCCACAATTCATAGTTGGTTTGTTCATTAGCATAAAAAATCAATATTCATGTTGCATAAATTTGGGTGGGTATTATTTTTAGGAGCCGTCGCATTTGGATTTATAGTTCATTCGTTTGATCAGCAAACTTTGTACTATAATAAAAGTGGTCAAATTAAAAAGCAAATAAGGGTATGGAATGATACTGTATCCGTATCTGCTGCTTCACCTACTATAGACATATCTAGTGCCGGGTTTTCAAATATCATAGACATTCAGCCACAGATAATTCAAAACGCATCTACTTTAACCAACTTCGCGTGGTGTAATGTAAAGTCATATACCACTACATCGGTTACCTTAAATTTAGCTCAACAAAACAATAACACAATAACCATATTGGGAATATCGGTATTGTCGGGATCTCCTATTGCCCCACCTACTGGGTTTTCTGGAACTTTTGTTTCATTAAGGGTAACTGGAAATTGAAAATCCTTTTAACTATACTGCTTAACATACCGTTGCTACTCTGTGGGCAACGGCATTTTACTTTCTTCCCTGGAGAGTATCTGAATCAAATGGTGGATAATACCACGCATAAATTGTATACTATAAATACAACTGCATCATTGGTGGGTGGTGTTCCAGATAGTATAACTGGTGGATGTAGCGGAGCGCATCATATGTTGTCCCTATCTTCCAATGGACGTGTGTATGCCTTCGGTGATGATACGAATGGGGAGCTAGGGGATGGCGGAAGCGGTGTTGGCGGATTAATATTAACGGATAGTTTAGGTAACCCGTTCAGAAATGTAGTTCAGGTTTCTTGTGGCGGCACTGCTGGGGGGTGGAATAGCATGGCGCTTAAATCAGACGGGACGGTTTGGGCATGGGGGGCCCTAGATGGAGGCTTGCGAGGGAATAACACACACGGCGGACAAGCCAATCGACCGGTACAAATTCCATTTCCGGGAGGAACGTTCATTAAGCAAGTATATTTGTCCTTTATAGGGTTAGCATTGGATAACACTGGGCATGTGTGGACATGGGGTGGGGAGTATTCTTTTCACGCCCCTTATGTACTGGCTCAAGGAACGCCCACTCCTAATATATACAACCCTACACAGCTTAATAGCAGCGTATTTGGGGGTGAGCAAATAAAAACTATAGTAGGGGGGGGCAATAACATGCAGTACGCCATAACTGCTACGGGCAAAGTATATGCTTGGGCGTTTTATGCGCACTATATCGCCATCCCTGACGGAGATATGTCAGTCACTGGGTTCAACCCTTGGCATATCGATACGGCCTTGAATCTCCCCCATCCAGTGGATACAATGGTTGTAAATGATATCGCCACATACGCTATTCTCAGCGATTCCTCACTGTGGGCATGGGGTGATTGTCCCGTAGGCAACTTCGGCAATGGGACTACCTTAGATATGCGACATTATCATTCAGCAGATGGGGCATATACACCTTATGGATGGGATCAAGGTATCGACGAGAACATGCAACTAAAGCCGGTAAATGTAGCCCCCGGAAAGCACGACTTTACCCAGATATTCGCCTCCCCGCAATTAGCTTTTTACATCCAATGTAGTGATGTAAACGATCGTTATTATTTCGCTGGAAGGAATAAGGGCGGTATAGCTTGTAATGGGATCAATGGCATAGACTCGGTTGGCGGAGATTTAGGAGCTATGTATCCAGACTCATGGGATCAGCCGTATCTGCAGCAAATATATCCGATGGGCACCCGCGTGAATAGAACTACATGCCCGCTATTCAAAGATACGACGGGAGCCGTCTTACAGAGCACATATCCTCTTAATACCTCAGGATCTCCACCGGTAGCAAATGCGGGCAGCAATCAGACGGTTAATACAACGACAGCGACTTTAAAAGGTAGTTTTACCTATACTTCCCCGTCCCGCGGAATGATCAATAGAATGTGGACGAAAATTTCTGGTCCCAATACCCCTCAAATCCCAATAGTAAACGCAGATACGGTGAGCGTATTAGGATTGACAAAAGGCACCTACGTATTCAATTATGCCATTATGGACAATAATTTTAAAACGGCGTCCGCAAACGTCACAGTAACAGTAACCGCCGCCTGCCCTAATTGTGTCATTCGTCAAAGAGGCAAAAAGCACAGATTTATAAGCCTTTAATGTTAAAAAAAATAGTATTTTTATAAGGCATGGGAATTGCCGTCTGTTTAGTAAGCAAAACCGATAAAAATGAAACACAACATGGGTGCAACAAACCAATCATATCCTACTAATACGCTACCAAAATGGAACCATCTGTATGGGCAAAAATTCAATCGTTCCTCAGAGAATGCTTTAAAGAAAAATTTAAAATCTTTTTTCCGGGCTCTTTGTTGGGGCTGTTCGCTGGCAAGTCTCTTTTATTTTCTGGACTTCCTGCTGAGCTCGTTACATTTGGAGCGTATTTGCTCAAATTTGTGGGCACTGTTTTGATGGCAGTAGCTTCTGGAGCTGCTACCACCTATGGAGCAAAGTGGGTAGAGAAAAAATTGTCCCCAAATGAAAAAAAAAGTCCAGACCCAATAAAAAAAGGAAGAAACAAAAACGCAGCATAATGTCAACAACGAATGGACCCGAAAAACCGCAACCGCCTAAACCAAGTATTCCGAAGCCTAAGCCGGATGATGCGCCGGATAGCGGCCCCCTTCCTGGCGGCCCAATCCAACCTCCGCCGCCTCACTAGGTGGATCAAAGAAATCGTAGCCATTAGCATAGCCGCTAGGTTAATCACCTATTCGGCTATGTTTCTTAGCTGGGTATCTAAGCCGTTGGCAGAAAGAATTGTTGATCCATTCTTGTGTCCGTGGTATTCCAATCCGATGAAATTAAAATGGTTCATTTACTATTGTAGTCAGGATTTGGCATGGGTATTCTCTAGTTATGCATTTTGTAAATGTGCTGTTAGGTTGAGCGACTATCTTTTTCTGGTATCTATAATATTATTAGGCTATCAACTGATTGACGCGTTTATGTTATTCTGGAATTTTAAGCAGTCTAATTTAATATACCTAGATCTTATGTGGACCGTATTGGCATTTATTTCTTCTGTTTTTAAAGGGTATAAACCAGAAACAGTAGCACGCGTCAAATCTCTTTTTTAATTGCTAAAATCTAATTATATGCAGAAAGTAAAACAATTCCTAATAGATAATAAAGTGTTTCTATTCGGTATTTTATCAGCAGCTATTATAACAGTTCAGCAACTAGCCACATCTTACCCCAAAGACTATAGACTGTTTATCTTAGCTGCGTTCTTTGCTGGTATATCTTATTCCGCTCGTAATTTAAGAGGACAATGGGGGTCTATCCTAGGGTCTTTAATCCCGTCATTGGGGATTGCCTTAAATAACATGGAGACTCATACGCCCATTAGTTGGTTTTCTCTTGCAGGAGCGGCAGCCTTGGCAGTAATGGGGGTTATAGCACCCCCCGCCAAGAGTTTGTCGTACGAGACTACACCTGAAATTACAGCGGCCAAGCAGGATGCGGCTAAGGCAGATGCTGCTGCTGAACCACCAAAGAACCCTCCTGTCTCTGTCAAGTAAACATAAAATATACATCATGAAATTTAAACTGCTTTTAATCTCGATCTTATTTGTAGGAAATATCGACGCTCAATCTCTTTGGCACGGCCTGCCTCCATATAAAGCCCCTCAAAAATTCAATACCTTTGAGCGAATCGTATTGCCAACAGATACCCTTCCCTCCATCTCGACAAATAAATGGAACGGATTACGCCTAGCAGGCCCCGATGTAATGGCGGCCCTTCCTGATTTTACCCTCTACACAGGCGTAGGCATAGATTATGTCTGGGCAACAGCCAATACGGCAACAGGCAAATGGGATTACGACTATACAATAGGCCTTCGTGTGGTTGGTGGTGCGAATCTACCTAGTCCGGGAAGTGTGAAGACGGTGGGAGGATTTGGCGCAAGAGCAACATTCTTTAAAGGATTGTTAGCCGTAGGTGCGATTTATAACCTGACACTAAAGAAACCGCAATTTGCAGTAGGTAATCCTGCCGCTTTGATCCCCGGATTAAACTAATGGGCATGAACATAAGAAAGTTATTAGGCTTTTTTCCTAAAGATTATACATTAACCCGTTTTAATGGAGTTTGGTGGCTGCATTATAAAGGGTATAATACTCAACATGCATCCAAAAACAAAAAGCACCTAAGAGGAAAAGCATGGGAACATAATAAACTAAAATAAATCGTAAACGTTTATGACCATAGCATTTGCTCCAGCCGGGTCTCGTGGATTTGACTGTAATCAGCCGTTATCTCGCTCTCAGGCTATGATGTTTGCAGAAGCTGGATATTCCTTTTGTATCAGATATCTGCCTCGTACATCATCCTTACTTAACGGGAATCTAACAATCGTAGAAATACAGTCTATTCTTGCTGCTAATTTAAGCCTAATGGCCGTCCAGCATTGCCCACTCCCAAATTGGAAGCCTACGGGACTGTTGGGGACTCAATACGGCCAATATGCTGGCCAATATGCCTCCGAAATAGGCCTGCCGCAAGGGATTAATTTATGGCTGGATTTAGAAGAAGTGGCTGCTGAATCAAGCGATCAAGATGTAATTGACTATTGTAATAACTGGGCTGTAGAGGTATCGGGTCATGGGTATATCCCTGGATTATATGTTGGGTATCATCCCGGTCTTTCCAATGATCAATTATACTTCGATCTGTCTATTAAACATTATTGGCGAGCATATAATGCAGATAACGAGATATCAACAAGAGGGTATCAACTTGTTCAGCACCCACAGCAGAAACTAGACAACATTGCTTTTGATCCAAACACTACTCAAATCGACAAAATGGGAGATTCGGTCATTTGGTTGTCCCCGGGCAAATAATTTAAACTAGCTACAGGTTGGTGGATTTCAAGCGGTTGGAGAAGGCAAGTCTCTGGCCGCTTTTTTATTTTAAAATAATTCATGAAAAATATTTGGTAGTATCGTAGGGGCCATGTACCTTGGTGTCATGGGAGATAAGAAAGACAAAGAAGTAGTAAAAACGATAAAGGTGAGTGATAGCATTTGGAGAAGACTTCGAGTTCTGGCCGGTGTGAATGGAGAAGAAATGATTGAATGTGCCGACAAAGTATTGGATAAAGCCCTCCCTCCCCTTCCTAAACAAAGTTTAAAAAATACACCCAAATGAAAGCATTATTATTTGTGGCCGTTATGGCTTTGATGGTTCTATCTCTATCATCTTGTAGTACTCAGCGAAAAGGATGTTTTGCAACTCAGGGAAAGGTGGGCTATTGAATTGTACAAAATATTAAGATTTGTGGCAAGCAATCGTTAATCAGCCGGTAGGTTTCTACCTTTTAGCTGGCTCTTTTTTAAGAAATTGTTCCGTATCTTATAGGATAGAGGTTTTAAAGTTAATGGAGACAAGCCTCCTATTTCTATAGGAGGTCTTTTTAGAGGGGGAGATGCCAGAGTGGCTTATTGGCTCCCATCTTGCGGATGGGATGTTCTAAGGTTCGAATCCTTATCTCTTCTCGATTTTTTTTCATAGGATAAGGTTTAATGGTTAAGGATTGTTCCCTCCGGAGATTCTGCCGGAGGGTTTTTAAAAGCTAAAAGAATGTCTTTAGACGATATAGATAGAATATGTGGTTATTGGGCGGTATTTCTAATGGTCATTGCTACAATCAGTTTGATTTTGATGTAAATTACTAGTATAGGATAAGTGCTATTTTTTAGTTCCTCTTATGACTGGTATAGAGGCCGAAAGGATGATAAAAGCAGGCAGTCAGTCGCCGGACGCTTTTGAAGACAATTTATAGAATACTGTCCTATTTTTTTAACTTATTGCTTGATATTGATTAAAAAAACTGAAATGGTAAGCCGGACAAATCCAAACCAGAGGCGACGACGAGGAGGGATATGCCTATGACTCGATTCGCTCAATGTCAAGCAAAACTTACTTTTTGGATGCGAACTAGCAGTGTAAACGATGATAAGATTAGTTCTGTTATTTCTGAAACTGCTTATGTCAAATTGTAAGCGTACGCGCATTAACCGCTTATACCCGAGCCAACGTTGTGTGGGCCTAGTTGCAAGGAGGGCATGAAATTGGTAACTTGCTGACAGCCGGGAAAGACCGGCATCTTTTAACCCCGCTAAAATCCCCAAGCCATGTATAATTTATTAATGTCCGCCACTGCTAATACTATTCTATCTTCAATTATTGGGTTTACGCTAGGAGTACTAGCGGGTGCGGCATGGTATAGCGCGCATAAAAAAACACAGAAAGAAGAACACGTATTTGACGAAAGAGATATTTATACTACTCCGGTAAGAAAAATAAACAATGTTTAGGACTTTTAGCTCAGTTGGGAGAGCGGCAGCCTCATAAGCTGCGGGTCATCGGTTCGAGTCCGATAAGGTCCACACTCTCCGATATTGGAGAGCTTTCTGCTTCGGTTTGGTAGAGGCAGGCAAGTGACATGGCGTCACAAGTAAGGTCGATCCCCTCTGTGTTCTCATAGAGGGGACATTTTTAAAATCTAATAAAATGACTTATCAACAATTATATGCGTTTGTTAAATCACATCATAGGTTATTAACCGTTACTGAAATGGCCTACGAATGCGAAGTAGGGAAGCATGTAATAGATAGAATTTGTAAAAAGAAGTGGTTTGTGCCGATTAAACAATCAGAAAGGAATAATGCTTTCATAATGGAGTATTATCAAAAGAAACCATTGTCATGGATAGCCCAAAAATTAAACTTCGGAATTGAGCATACGCAAAGATTATACAGGGCTTTGCATATTAAAGAACCTTCATTTAAAGACTCTAATGAAATACCCATAAAACCTATTGCTAAAGTATACAGCGAAGAGAAAAAGATTTCCGTCCGAGATGTTTTCTCTGGCTATAAAATACTTACTTCTGCATATACTGTGATGGATTCTATGTCAGAAGCATTAAGGAAAACATTTCCAAATCGTCAACAAGATAACTCATGAAACAATATGGTAAAAAGGAATTATTCTGAATATGTGGGTTGTCGGATTAATACTTTGACTATCATCACGCTTGGCGAAAGACGATCTAGCGGCGGGTGAAGTCCGAGAGTATTTGGAGATTGCCGGACGCAAAGAGTACACTTGGGTTGGTGCGGCAGTAAAAGAATGGAGAAGACTTGTTGGAATGCCAGTAGTGGGATCTTATACCGAAATGCACATTCTGATGGAGCATCTACTATTTCACTCCTCATGGGATTGGATCATGCCTGTGGTAGAACGTATAGAATCTTTGGAGAATCGACGATTTGGTTTATGGATAGATCCGCATGGCGTAGAGATATACGATTATATAGAGTCTCCAGAAAGAACAATCGTTGCTTCTTTTAAATGGGATTCAGAAAGTAAGATATCATTGGTCTGGGCTGCTGTAGTAAATTTCATAAAATGGTATAAAGAAATAACAAATGAATAACGAATCAATCCCAGCGATAGAAATATGGTGGTTTAAAGACCTCATTGCAATGGCTCAAGATGGTGATAAACTCAATCGCAGGAATGCAGTGCATGAAGAATTTTTAAGGGAGAACAAGGAAGTCTTGTCCGCCGCTAAATCTTACCTGCGATACATCGAATCAATCCCCTCCGCTGAACCTAAATAAAAATTAAAATCATGCCAACACCAGCACTTAACCGAGAGTACGAAAAAAGAAAAGAGCGGGCAAAAGAATTGATTGCAGCGGGCGGATGCGCCGCTATAAAGTATTGGTCCGCAACAGATGCCGAAAGGCTTTGCCCGAAAGAGCATAGCGCGGAGGTGAAATTCGAGCCGCTGGAGGGGATGGTATATATCTCCGAATGGCTTACCGCTGCAAAAAAGGCCGTCGAATTAATAACCCGCGGAATTTCGCTTTTGGAACCCGTCCCCGCTGAACCCACCAAAGAGTCCCAGCCACATCCAGAAGATGTGAAGGAGGTGGAGAAGACAGTCCTGAAGATTATGGATGAACACCTTACGCTTGCCGATAGTGTGTTATCGTCTGGAGGAAGCATTATCCGTGGTCGGCAAGATGCGGCTAAATATTTAGCTCTTTGGATGACAGGCTTTTGGGCTGCTATGGACGAAGGCGCTGCACAATGGGAATCCGATTGTAAGGATGCGCAACGCGAAATAAAAAGGATTATTCATAACGTTTTGAAAGCTCGCGATGCCATTGTTCAAGGCGATAAAGACGAAGCCTACCACTGGCTATATCAAATCGCTTCCCCACATTTCAATAAAACCTGCCAAGGGGTTTGGACTGAGTTAGAAAAAATGGCGGATTACCAAGGCTCCACACCCCATCCCGAACCATCCGAACAGGTTAAAAGCATTTGGGACGCATGGGAGGCATTTGAAAAAGCTAATTTAGAGATGAATCCTGCAAATGCCGAAGTGCATCCGAATGCGTTACTTGCCAAAAACCACTATATAATTCGACGAGCAGCTTCTGAGCGAGGAGCAAAATGGATGAGAATAGCGTTAGATGAGCGACTAAAGGAGCAAGAAGATGTTGTTAAACAGTTGAAAGCTAAAGTAAAAGAGCTTCAGGATTGGCACGATAGTCACTGTTAGTTATTAAACATGAAAAAATATTTTCCTTTTCTATTCTTACTTATTGTATTCTGTGGGGAAGGGTGTTTATCCGCATCGGATAAATACTTGGATGAAAGCGGTAAGTATAGCGAGTTATCTTCTAGCGCTTATTATGCAGCTAAGGTGGCCAAGACATCGGAAGATTTTAAATACTTCGATTCGTTATCACGTGTTTACGATTCTATACGGTTGGTTTATTGGAAAAAGTATGATACAGCAACTTGGGAAGAAAGAAAACTAAAAAGATGAAAAACTATTTGCCAGTCTTATTTTTGTTGATACTCTCTTGCGCTAGTACGCAGTCAACAACTACTTGTCCTACGCCAACTAGTGTACATGATACTGTGTATAAGGATAAGTTGGTTATAGATAGCATCCCATACCCAGTAGATAGCTTTGTGTATGTTCAATTACCACCCATCCATGATTCATTTACGAGGGTACTACAAGTCGATACCAATAAGCCCTACGTACTCTTATACCCAGATCCATCCGGAGACAGCTACTCCATGCTTCAGACGGCCATAGATAACTATATCAACCAAACAGCAGGGTGGCCATATCTTACCGCAGGAGAGTATAGGTACTCTCGCCCATTAATATGGGCGAAGATCGTTAACGGGGATTATGTACAAGTAAGCCCTCACATGGAGGGGCCGCAGTTTGCCAAAAATACCCCATATCAGTACGTGGCTCATTTGATCCCAATGTATAATAATGGTTTCGCGATGGCAGTGCAAAAAGGAAAAGGAGGGAAGATTGCTAATTTGGAATTAGATGGCCCTTTTGCCTATTTGGCCAGCCTTACTCCCATGCAAATTTGTACGTACTTATTAGATCAATGGAATGATGGAAGTACATCGATAAATAGGACTGCTTCTAGCTCCGCGATCGTCATAGATCCATTTAGCCCTCCCTCGGCGTTTGATGGAGTTATCTGTAAGATGTACCACGGCTTAGAAGCAAACTATTTGCCCACAATGAGTAGTGGGGGAAGTACAGCCATTAAAATAATTGGTTGTGCTGCTAAACAGTTTGCTGTAGGTTACCTGATTGGGGGAGGCTTCCAGCAGAACGGGGAAGAGATAGATATAACCGATTGTGCTGCTCAAAATTGTATTTCCGCGGTAGCGAACACGAGTGCTCAGGGTAAAACCAACACGATCGATAGGATGCAAATATGGGGTAATGTGCATACTATCATCGACTGTGCTAATTGGGGAGGACCAGGAAGGGCAGGAACGGTTCCGATAGTGAATATCATGAATATAGGTGGAGTGAACCATGAGTTAATATATGCGACTACAGCGCTATTCTCTGCCAATCTTAAAGGGATATTGTGCGATCCAGCAGCGCTATTTAAGGTGGGCTTTTGTAGTGGGGTGACAGGCACCCAGTTTGATGGGGCGCAAATAGATTTCGACAATTCATACGCAGGCCAACGTCTACCAGCCCCAGACTGCCCCTATTATGGGTATAACACCGTATGGAGATCATCTACGGTTAGGTTATATGTCCAAAATGGATCGTATGCAAGATTTGTGTGGAATAGCCCTTTTAATGTCTTTGATGGTGGATGTATAAGCGTACAGCCGGCGATTGATCATGCCAATCCTCCTGTTTTCACCCGCACTCAGTTGTTCTATAAAAACCCATTTTTTAGCGACACTTCTGGAAGCTATGATACCATCCTATATCCCACTAGAGATAGCGTTCAAGTGGTAATGGATACAACCACATATACCGGGTATGTATTAGGGTTACAGCTGGGATCTATTCAGTATGGAGACATCATGCTGACACAAGCCCCTTACATGGAATACAAAGAAAACCTTCCTAAATACAACATGCAAACTCAGGTAGGTTATCCAACAAGCATATCGGGAGATACCACCTTTTTTATCAGAGGCGGATGGGGGATTCGAACTGGAACGTACTATATAAATGTTAGTCGGTTAAAATAAAAAGCCACAAATCCTTTACTGTTAAATACACAGCAGTATCATCTCTAAAAATAGCACCACCAATCCCGAATTAATTGCCATCTTCCAAAGTTGATTATTGATTTCTATTCCTTCCTTCACAGCAGCTTCTAATCTATTCATTTCCTCATAGAAATTATCTGATAGAGGATCTATTGACTGATTCATTTTCAAGTATTTTAGATGATGTAATAAGTTTAGCAGCCGCCATATAGTCGCCTCGGGCGGCCTCTAAAATGACCTCAGCTTCTGAGTCGCCGTTGGCTACAGCCTTTTTAAGGGAGTCAGCAATGGCCCGTTCTTGTGATCCATCGAAGCCATTGAAGACAGCCTCCATCATAGTGCGTGATTGGCTTAAAGTCATAATTGACTGCATGTAAGGTGTTCTTTCCATAACGTTTATTTTTTTAATTTATTAATCCATCGACTGTACCATATCATCAGAAACTTGGAAGCAAGATATTTTATCTATGCAATCCTCCAAAAAAACAATGATGCTGCTTTTGTTGACTCTAGGACTGAATACCTTAACGATGGTATGTTTGTCCTCATTCAAATGCTTCCATACGGGCACATTCCATTTGTCGAATTGTCCGTAATCTTCAATCTTGTTGAAGATTACAACCTTTGAGGTGGAAATTTAAAAGTTACCATTTGCATATAGGCCATATACTTTGAGAGACTATAGTCCCCACTGGAATATCCGGTTACTACTTGTTGTTGCGCATCAGACAATGCCTTTTGGGCATTAACTTTTGTTTTGAGGGGTCTATTCTCTTTTGGAGGAAGAATTTTTTTGTATTTCATGGCTTTACTTATTAGCTACCGTTGATAATAGATTGTAGTTGTCAGTCCGTTTGGCTCCTTTGTAGTGCGGCCCTCAACCAAATCAAATGCTTCGAACATTTGCAAGGCTGTTTTAGTAGTGAGCTTAAAATACTTTCCATCTAGGGTTAAGTAATAATATACCCACTTGCTTCCAATGATTTGTTCTGTTCGTAAGAGGCTATCAAATTTCATATAACTGTTAATTAAATGATTGAGTTAAATTAATGTCGTATTTGTAGCGCTCCCATAGAATGGTTTCTACGCGATTTATGTATGATTTCTTTTTTTGCAAGTTATATTCTCCTATACAGCGCATGTCATACAGTTCATACCAAAGGAAGCATCGGTCATTCTTTTCCATATCTTAACTGGCTTTTCTCCTAGTTTAGAGGCAATTTCTTCATAAGTCATCGGACCATACTCTTTTAAGCAGTTAGCTATTTTTAGATACATAGCTTTGATGTCTCTTTGATCTAGGCTATGATAAGCATCTATGCTGGTTTGCACTTTCTTTTTCATTATGTTTATTTTCTAGTTCATTAAATATAAATGGTAAGCAAAGTTGATTAGGGTCATCTGGGAAATTGGGTGGTGGATCAATGATATTTCCATCATCATCGTAACCCCAATCCCAATTCTTCCATGCGGTGCATTTGGGTTTTCCATCATCCCCGAATACCCATTCAGATGGGTATTCTTTGTCGTTTAATTCGTACACAATGGAATAACTTAGAATTTTACATGGAGGGTCTTCTGACTTATGAGTATGTTCGTATTTTCCATGAATACAATTGCGGCACCATTTATTTATAAACCAATCACCTTCGGACCAATTAGAAGGTCTGTATTTTTGGAATTGCCTTTCTTCACTCATTATTTATGGATTAATCTTTTAATGATCCTATTCAGTTTTCTATTCTGTATCCTCTCCGGAGGAATGCCCCGGACAACCGGTTATATAATCAAACCCTTCGCATTCTCCAACAGGGAACAATTTTTTACCTTCTGCCAACATTTGAGCAAGCATTTCCCTCGCTTCAATATTTCCTAATACCCTTCCATTTTCATCTTCAAACATTCCTTTAAGAGACTTTCTTTTCCATTTATCTCCTAAAATACCAGCAATGTTTATGGTCATGTGACGCATCATGAATGTAAAGTAAAAAATAGTTTTTGATATTGCCAAATCTTTCTTTACATTTGTTGGCATGGAGCAAAGGGACAATAACAAAAACCTTAACATACGGCCAGACAAGCATAACCCAGATATGATTACCAATCTGAGAAAATTGGCTGAAGTTGATGGAAGAACAGTAAATAACTACGTGGTTAGACTGCTATCTTCTCATATTAAGCGAAACATAAATAAGTTAAAGTAATTCACAATGGGGTATACGACTTTGAAAGGGGGAAAGATAGTAATATGGACATCGAAGATCTTCGTTGCTGATCCATGGCCCCATCACGATGATGGACAAAATCACACCTTGTTTTTTAAAAATTTAAAAGGGCCTTCTTTTGGTCGATGTTTAGCTAGGTTAACTGCTTCCGAAAAAATTGATTTCGTTTCTAAAAAACTAGAATTGAATCCGGATAAGATAGTTCTTAAAACAAGGAGATCTCATTTCAAACAAAAAAAATGATTTACCGTAATAATAGTACGATAGCAATAAAAAGGAAACCATGTAGGTCGTGTGGGAGGGATTCTATTATATTCAGTAAGGGAAGGTGTCAGAATTGCGCCAAGATAGAAGACACCCAAACTAAAATATCTGCTTCCATTATGGAAGAAGCGGGGCTTCCAGAACTTATTGAAAAACTAGACGAATTAGTGAGTAAGTGGGTTCGGTACAGTAATTTGAACGAACATGATCTATGCGAGTGCTACACATGTGAGAAATGGGATATTCCAAGTTGTATGGATGCTGGGCATTATATTACTAGGGCGTGCATGTATTTAAGATTTGATCTACGAAATATAAAACCACAATGCACTCCTTGTAATAGAGGTAGATACGGGATGGCTCCTGAGTTTGGCAAACATCTTGAATTAGACAATCCAGGAATCACCGAAATTCTATTGGATGAAAGTCAGATCATTCATAAATGGTCAAGAAGTGAACTAGAATCTATGATTGAAGAATATAAAATTAAATTAAAACGACTAAAATAATGGCTATTAAAAAAGTTACGGTCCATTTCGAAGGAGAATTTCAG